AGATAACCGAAACCCGCAGCCGCACCATGACTCGCACTAGCAGACAAGAGGCAACCCCACCATCCACTTGCTGTTCTGCCCGGATGCCAATAATAATCACAAGCACCTTGATTGCTGCTACCACCTATTGCATCGGGGAAGCTGATACCATTCGTTGAAATGGCGAAGTGTAGGATATAACCGCTATCACGGGGCAAATCACACATTTCTTCATAGCCATCGGGGACGGTTGTTGCGTTGTCTGAATGTGAGGTGAACTTTGTAGGGTCTTGGCACAGATAGGCAATACTACGACCGCCCTCTGTGTCGGGGATATGCCGTATCAGCACATCATCAGCCAACAGCCATAAATACTCAAACGGTGCTTCAAGTCCACGATAAGATGTTACATACACGGTCTTGTCGCCACCCGTCCAACCTTTGATTACATAAGGTATGCGCCCTGTATTGTTTCCAAGCGTTGCAGTAACTCCACAAGGCACGAATGGATTGTAACCACCCCATGTATTCCACTGACTACCATCAACAGCGGGACCACTGCCCAAACCGCCCTGTCTGAATCCGTCAGCAGTCAGCGTTTCGTTGTATGTGTCTTGGCAATGCAAAGAGGCGTACTCTATGCGCTGTAACCATGCTATTTCTGTATATACACGATACACGCCAAGGTGAGTGCCATTCTTACACAAAGGTCTTGCTCCAGACTTGCTGATAGAAGTTCTTGGCATACCAAGCATAGAATGGTAAGTGCCATCCCAAGCCGAATTAGAGCCGTTGCCACCACGGAAACGTGCGGCATTGTCAGCCAACTTCAATATGCCCTCATCATCACGCAAAAGTTCATCACCATTCCATTGCAACCAACTGCCAGACACGGCAATGTTATTGTCACGGTCAATGGTAGCGCACCAAGGCGAGCAAGTCTTGCGTGTCATTTTCACGAAGCCGGGCAAAGGATATTCGGAAATGCCATACACCCACTTTGTGCCCTCGAACTCAACACGCAGATAGTATTCGGGTTTCTCCAACATCACGTTTCCGTCCGTGCTGTCAATGGTAGCCTTTGCGCCCGAATCCTTTTTGCGGCTGTCGTTTTGGTGCAAGTAGTATTTTACAGAGCCGTCCGTGTTTTCTACAAAACGCCTCAACTTTTTCTGAATGGGCAGTGTGCGGTGCAAGTCAAGGTTGCCAACTCTTGTGAGCTTGTAATCCTTGCTTGTCAAGTCACCTTGCACACCGTACCACATATCGTAAGGATATTGCGGTTTCGTTGAACCGCTGCCTAAAATAAGTCCCATACTCTTATACGATTTTGTTAGGTTGTTCACTCGCTCCCCAATATACCTCATACTTCTGCAAGTCAATAGCGTTTGGGGAAATGTACGCTATCATTGCGGGCGACCAATCACCGATTGGTACGGGTAACGCTCCAACCTCTCTGTCACCTATCAGCCTACATTCAAGCAGTGTGTCGCTCAACATCGTGTTTTCCTTGCTACGGACATACACGGAGAACGGCACACCACCTTTCAGCGAAAAGCCTTTAGACAGGTCGGTAATCGTACCTTTTGCTATCAGTCTTACATCTTCCATAATTTACCCAGTAAATGTTTACTGCAAAGGTAGTAAATTTGTGTCTAACAAACACATTTTAAGATGTAAATCAGCAATACTTGGAGCATTTGCCCCACGATACCGCCTAAGATTGTGGCTAACAAGTCCAACCAATCCCATTTACCACCATAAGCTCTGTCCTTAAACTCCATGCCACAAGCCAATCCACCCACGAATAAAATCGTGGGTAGAAAGGCACATGGTATGGCATAAAGAAAGTGCTTTTGCCTGTTGCTTTCTGTAATCCAATTCATAATGCCATTAAATTTGTTAAGTTCGTTTCAAGCGCATTGATTTGCGCTCTTTTCTCATTTCTATCTTCGTGTAATGCCTTGATGTCATAAGGCAGTTCTTCACCGACAAGGGAGGCTTCATAACACTTGATAACTTGATAATCTGTTTCTGACAATTCAGCTTTGATAGCGTCAATCTCACCCTGTATCTTTGTCGTGTTCACAACCTTTTCATAGTTGAACGAGATACGGTTTCCATTGTCGTAAGGAACTAATCTAATGGTGTAATTATCATCATCGGATATAGTCTTACTTTCATCAATATCATCAACAGGCTTCCAATCAGAAGAAAGGTTCTGCACCTGTCCTTGCTCTACCTCCCTTGCTCTTAGAAAGCCATTCTCTATATATCCATATTTTGCCATAGCTTTATTGTTTTAATACTTCCATCTTGATACTATCCAAGCCTCTTTTTTCACACCATTAACATAGCCGATTGTAAAAACAAACATACCACCTTGTCCCTTGCTAAATGGGTAATACGTGTTTTCGGAAGTATCATCGTAAATATAATGCCCCGTCAATGGATAAATATTCAGCGAGCCACTCCACCATTGCTTAACGAATATCACTTGCCCCTCTGTTGGATTAGATGGCAGATATACCGTTTCATCGTAACGAGAATAACCGATAACCACACTATCACTTCCCGACAGGTAACTTGAATGACCTTTCGTTCCGCTTTCTGTGATACACTTGCGCCCAAGTATAAGACCACCAGCATACAGATTGTAGAAGAATCCACCAAAGGCGGGTGCAGTCCCGCTGTTGTCCGCTCTACCATATACACCAGCAATGATTGTATCTACCATATTAACCGACCATGTTCTTTTAGCAACATTGGCGAACCCAAGACCAACAATTGCCCCACGGTGTGTATATCCAGAGCTTGAGGGCATACCATCCGTACCAGCCATATTTGAAAATATGCCTGTTGGGGAAAGGTAGGATGTGCCAGTTGAATAGCTTGGCGAGTTTTTAGCGTGAACTTCAACATTGCCTCTATTCAGACTAAGCCGAATGTTTGCACCAAACTGATTGCCATACTCCGACATAATGTTATCATAGTCATTATCGGATGTTTCAAGTAACACCTCGCCACCCTTTGCGTCAAGCGTTATTTTATTGCCTGTTTCAAGCGTTGATACTATCTTGCCTTGGCTTATAAACCAATCACCGATATTTGCGCCCTCTGCCAAAAGTAGATTTGTGGCTATACTTTCAAACTGCGCACCAAAGTTATTCCATTTTGATGTATTTGTTGGAGCGACATTGTAGAACTCGCCAGCATCAATACGAGCAATGTAGTAAATGCCGTTGTACTTGACTGCATCAACACGATACTGATTGCCGTAATATGTCTTGCTACTATCATACACGCCACGATACACCATAGCTGGACTTTTGCCATTCTTGCCATCCTTTCCGTCATAAGGGGTGATACGCACAGGCTCGCTCCAATTTTCAAGCAATGCGCCTGTACCGCTCTTCTTGGCTACAATCATCCACAAGTATTCAAGCGTACCAACAGACGGCTGTACGGTAGTCCATCCGTTCGGCTCTGCATCCGTTTTAACCAAACTTGGCGCACTGTTGCGTGAGCCGTTCTTGGCAAACCTGTACTCTTGGTAGTCGGGGCGATTGTCGTTTGAATTTGCATCATAGGCAGTTGCCACCTTGCCAAGTTCCAACTTTGGCATACAGATATAGAGATATTGCGAGTTGCCCTCAATTGTGATTGGTTGCAAGCGGAACAACACATATTCAGTATCGGCAAAACTTGCCTTTGTCTTGAATGTTATAGTATGTTTTTTCCATGCCGTGTATGTCGGATAATCAACAGCACAATCCGCACCAATAGTATTGTTGTATTGTACACCATCCACAAACACCTTGGTTGTATCAATGGCACTTGGGAATACATAGGTGCTGAATATTGTACCGCCTGTTTCAAGTATGCGCACCCAATTAAGGGTTGCTTTGCCTGTGCGTGGGTCTGTACTGTCATACAAGTATGCCGCAAAATGATACACACCATCAGCGGGTACATCGTCAAACGAAATGGAGGCTGTCGTGTTATAGGTATTGCTGACAGAAATTTCCTTTTGCCATTTCCATCCGTCTTGCCATATAAAGCACCTTAATTCCTTTCCGTCTGATTTAGCTTGCGCATCAATGCGTCCATTGAATGAGAATGTGTACTTGCGCCCACTTCTTAGATACAATGTGCGCTGTGCAAAGCCGTATGCGCTGCTTGTTTCGTTCACGGTCAATGTTTTAGTTCCACACTTTGCCCAGAATGAAAGAGTGTACCATGTCGAAGGCTTTAACTTCTTAGTGGTCGAGGACTGCAACACTTGGCGCAACACTTCTTTATACACGCTTTCATCATTCCGCTTAGTGTTTGCATCATAGAAACAATTATGTCCGTCCACACCGCTTGTATTGATGTGGGTAATGCTTGTATCTATGCCACTACCACCATTATTGCGAGAAACGTCATCCCATTTATCCAGCCTATCCATGCTTTCAAACTCTGTCTGTTCAAGCAGATTGGGATTCCATACAACGTAATTGTTCCACAAGGTAGGCTCGGAGAAAGACCCCCATTTGCCATTTGTCTTGTGTCTTATAGACACCCATTCAAAAGGATAGTCTGCCGACACACCGCTTGGTTCATCAGTCCAACCCGTAGGCACATATCCGTCAGCAGTGGAACTTACCAAAATTGCATCGGGTGCTGTTTCTACCTCTGTACGCTTGAATACATATTCAGTACCATCGCCATCCGTACCCTTATCACCCCATTTCGCCCAAATGACAGGCGTACTGAAAGCCGACCAAGTATCAGTACCGCTTGGTTTGGTTCTTACACATACCCACTCGTATTTGTACGTTTCGGTTATTCCTTGTGGGTTGTCAGTCCAACCCGTAGGCACATAATCATCAGTATTCACGGATGTTGGTTTACTTGGTGTACTGCCTGTATTGCGCAAATAGATAAACTCTATATCCGTACCGTCAGCACCCTTTGCACCATCCTTGCCAGATATGCGTATCGGTGCAGTCCATGAGCCAAACCGCCCTGTATTCGGGTTGTATATGGCTTGCGACATATACAGATATAGCGTATCTGTCGGTGTTGGCGGCTTGATAGTCCATGCCGTTTGCCCTACCAAGGCAGAGGGTGTGGTGAATGTAGGTGTGCTTGGAGTTGTTGATGCAAGCGTGTAGATGAAATAGAACACAGAGCCATTGTTTCCACTGTTGCCTTTCTCACCCGAAATTCTTACAGGCGTACTCCAATTTGTTTTGAGCGTTCCATCTGCATTTATTTCTGCTTGCGACATCCAAAGATAATCGCCTGTTGCAAGTGTTGGCGGTTCATCACTCCATCCGCTTGGGTTGCGCTCTGTAACCGTTATTGCGGGAAATGATGTGCTTGATGTGTTCTTGGCATACTTGAAATCAGTATAAGCACCATCCACACCATCCTCTGCCGTGGTCTGTACAGGCTCGCTCCACGTTCCAGCCTTGCCTGTTACGCCATTGATTGTAGCCTTTGACATCCACCACTTGCCTATTGCGCTTGGTGTGTCGCTCCAGCCATCGGGGATAGGTGCAGTAGATGTGGGTGTTGCGGGTTTCGTTTCGCTCTGCTTGAAAACAAAGCTCACCCAATCGCCATTGTTTCCACTGATACCATCAGCACCTTGCGCCACAACCTCCCAATAGGTAGAATTGGTTGGCAAGTTGCCCTTGGTGGGTGTAGGGTGTATGTAGCGGTAGGTACACGTTGCACCATTGCTTGTATAAGCCACTTCATCGCCTGTGTAGTAGATGTAATCCTTATTCCATACTCCACGATAAACACCCAACGGCACGACATCACCGCTGCCACTTGCCACGCTAACATTCTTCAATGTCAGACGGCTTTTTGCCGACACGTTCCAATCAATAGAACTTGTGCTGTCCCCAATGCGGAACTTGTTTCCGTCCAAATCCAAGTAGCACTCGCCATCACTCGTTATGATGCGCCCTGTCGTAATAGTGTTGCCATTGATGCGAGTAAAGCCGTATGTGGTCTGAAAATCTCTGAAATTATCATCTGCATACAGGCTTGATACTATGCCAACTTGGAAATAGTAATTGTTGGGGTCGCTCGTAGGCTCAAACTTCAATTGCTCTTGGGTAAGATACCACACACCGTTTTCACCGCTCTTTGAACACTTGGCAAACAGATAGTAACCGCCTGTGCTTTGCAGTTTGAACGAGGCTTCATTCATCTGCCAGTTCCTAATCTTGTCGTTGTCAATGGTGAGGTGCGAGAGTATGCCAGCCGTTGCGACAAACATATTCGGATTGCCCCCAAAGTTGGCTTGCAACACACATCCCGACAAAACAAACTGTTGGCTCTTTGCTCCAACAGTCAGCATATTTGTGTCAATGGAGTTTGGCTTGATGTTGTCCGTGTCAAAATATCCGTCCGTGTCATAGACCATGTTACGCAAATCCTCTGTGGTTCTCCATCCTCGCCTTGCTTTATTCAAATCACGGAGGCGGTTGTTGTTTATGATGTTTTCATGCTCAATGACAGTAAGCACGGTTTGCGTCTGTATAGACACGGCTGTTGTGTCTGCCAAAGTGATTTGGTAGTCCTGTTCCAACAAAAGATTGCGTGTTACTTTCTGTATGCGCATTTGTTTCTCAATGCCAAAACGTGTGTCCTTAACAGGCACATAATCGCCCACCTCAAACACGCTTGTATCGGTATCACGGCTTAGTTCTTGGAGAAAGTAGAGCCTATCCAATGTCAGCGTGTATTGAGCCTTTGCCTGTGTCGCTGTCTTGAAATCTTCCATTGCAGCATACCACAACGCCTCTTCTGCCTTTTGCTCGTAGCTTTCGGGCAGATATATGTCGGTTATCTTGTAGGTGTTTCCGACCTCAATTTTGTAAGCGTCCTGTGTTTCAGTGGAGGGAATGGTCAAACCTCTATTATCCGTGAATGGGATAATGCGGAATTTCTTTGTTTCGTGGTTGTAGCCACCTTTCGCCTCAAGCTCAAACTGTTGCCCAGCCAACCGCCCAGAAGTGAATGTTATCTTTGCGCTCGTTCCGTCCACAAGGTACACCGTGCCTTTATCGTCTTTCTTGTTAAGGTCGAAGTCCATTGTATCATCAATGAAAGCGCAAATATCATCAGCCACAACAGCCGTAACGGTTCCCGTGCGTGTGGGGTAGATGTTATCGTAGGTCTTTACATCTTCCTCACTGCCTATCTTATCACGAAGTTCTGCATCCTCAATGTAGCGTTTTGCATCGTCAGCAATGCCGATTGTTTCAGTACCCACCTTTACAACCGTTCCGTCTGAAAGGGTATGCTCGTACTGGTTCTTTCGCTGTGGGTATGGCAATTGCAGTCGCTCCGAATAGTCCCTGTAATTGCTCCGAATGTTGGTTGTGCCACCCTCTGCCCACAGACGGGTTATAATAGCCTTATCGTCTATCTTCTGTTCTTTGAGGTTGTACAATCCGTTGCCCTTGCCCCATTCAAAGAAATCAGCACCGCTTGGCGGATTGATACGCTTGCCGAACTTGCCTATGTGGATAGTGCGCACACCCTTGTCTTGGGTTATCTGAAACTCCAAGTTGAACTGCTCGCTGTTGCAAAGGGTCTGCAATGCCTGCAAACAGTTCACCCCCGAAAACTGAATAGTCTTAGCCTCCGTGTCGGGGCAGTTATCCACATCGAACTTCCACAACCCCGGATAATCCCTTTCCATGTTGTAGATAAGGACTTGCACAAATTCCTTGATTGTATAGGTCAAGTCAAACGTGCTTTTGTCGCTCTTGCCGTACTTGTCGCAATTGCGGTAGATTGTTTTCATAAGGTCGTACATCACGCCATAGAAAACAGGCTCATAGTTGTAGTAACCCTCCGAAACAACCTCACGGGTCGTTGTGGCTCTGATACTATATTCCTTGCCACCAACTGTTATCTTATCACCTTTGGCGAATGACAACCAATTGGCAGAAACTATTTTGAGCGAAATGTAATCATCACCCATTAAGGAACTTGTGAGCGTAGCCTCTTTGACGAAACAAAACGGCTCGTTGGTGTTGAGCTGTATTGTTTCGCCATTGCGCTTTGTTATTTGAGTAATTCCCATACTACAATATCGTTTGTTTCAAAACTTTCAATATCTTCAATCACGCCAGCAACAATGATGTCATACTCGCCAGCAAGTGTGTAGGTGTGTTCTACGGTTGTTTCGTTGCCACTCACATTGAATGTGTGCGTTCCGTCCCCCCAATAGATGTTGAGCAACTTTGTGGATGTAACCTTTATTGTTGTCTTGGAGTTGTCGCTTGCCGATATGTGGCGCAACACTCGCTTTACGGGTTCATCTTCTATGAGTTTCATTTTGAACGTGCCGACCATAAGCTCATTGTTGTACTGCCCCCATGTCTTTGTCATGTCGGTTTCATCGTACAAGCCTACCTCATAGACCAATGGCTTTGCCTTTCCGTCATACTCCACGGTCAAACGGTGTGTGCCGTCCCCATCGAACAATGACATGAAGCGGTTAGTCCATTCCACAAATGCGCTGCGACCGCTCGCCTCAAGGAAACAGTCAAGCGTAATGGTGCGCTCCTTATAGCGTTTTCTGTTCCTGTCACGCACAATGCCGTGGTAGTTGTCCCAATCCACTTGCAATGCGTCTTTCTGTGCAAGCCTACCTACCAAGCCAGTAGAGCCAGACACATACACGCCATAGTCCTTGAAATTCACACCGTCAATGTAGTATTCCACATCGTTGTCTGCCTGTATCTCCAACAGCTCTTTTTCCGTCTTTGCCACATTGTACACTTTCACCTCGTCAATGTTTGCAGTCGTTGTAAGCAGTTCGTCCGTGCAAAGGCTCAAACCCTGTGGAGTGCCACCAAGCGAGGCTGTATAGACACAAGCAGAATCTATGTACACTCTGAATGTGTCGCTGTCACGCACAAAGGCGATAAAGTACCATTGGTTAGGCGCAACATCAATCCACTTTTCACGATAGTTATCTACACCAAGTAAATTTACCACCCAACCGATACGGCTTTGTGTTGTCATTACATAGGCAGACACCGTGAAGTTTCCGCTAAAAGGAATGGCTTTTGCGGTTAGACACTCACCGCCATTCAAAGCAAGTGCCTTGCCTGTCTTGGCGTTCTTGGTGAATGTTGCCCCGTCTGAAAGTGCCGCATCAGCACGGCTTGCCGAATAGTCGTAAGCCTTATTGCCATCGGGGTCGTCAAATGGCAAGTAAAGTATCAAGTTCTTATCTACCATATCAGTATGTAGTTTTATTGTTATAGTTCACGATTACACAATTTGGCTTTTCACCGTCCACGAAGTCTATTTGTGGAGTGCTGCCATACACATTGAGGATAATGCTTGCATCATCACCGACCACCGACAGGTGTAACTTGGAGTTGTCGAACAAATCTATTGTCAAAATGGCATGGTCTGAAACATTTACGGCTATCTCGCTTGTGTGGCGTACATACAGGCGTGAAACGCTATACTCGCCATACTCCAACATACCCCTACAAGCACCATTAAGCACCAAATCAGCCTTGTTTGCGAGTGTGGTCATATCTTCATCAATATAGACACCGTAAGGCTCGCTGTTGCCCTTAAAATGCGTCCTAAGAAAGTCAAGCGTGGGGTAATCCTCACAAATGCAAAAGTCAATGCCCTTGATGTAGAGCTTTACCAATGCCTCTGTGTCTAAGTTGCCTCTCAATTTCATCTGCCAAAGGCGGCACAGACCTTTCTCTGTGCCATCCTTTCTAAGTTGTTCTACCAGTTCCATATTACGAAATGCCTTGTGATAGTAATGAATTGTCCTTTGTTTCTATGCGTTTAAGCGTGCTTTCAATGTTTTGCAGTCGTTCAGCCGACAAAGCCGTGTTTCTCGCTATCTCCGACTGTTGCAACAACTGTTCACGCATTATGCTTGTCTGTTCACCTTGGTTAATGATGAAAGCGTTGAGCCTACCAGCAACCACACCGCCTGTTTCCTCACTCATTGAGGTAACGGCTCCCGTCAGTGGGTCGCTTGTCGCATCATCAACATCTTTTATCCAATCGCCCACAGCTTCCAAGCCTTGCTTGAATTTCTCGCCCGCTGCGTTGGCTTGGCGTTCAAACTCTTTCTTTTCCTCGTCTGTCAAAACTCCATCTTCCATCGCCTTGCCCAAGTATTCAACCGCATCATTGATACCTTTAGCAAGGAAATTTCGCTTGAGGGCTTCTACGACAGCGTTTTTAAGCACTTTCTTTGTCGTTTCTCCCAAAGCCTTTGCCGCATCCTCACCAGAGCAATACGCATCCACTATTGCATCCGCAAACTCATCAATGGCACTCTTTACATCAGTGCCAGCGAATGTTTCCATCATCTGTTGGTCTAAATCCTCGATTTGCTGATTTATTTCCTCAATCTGATTTTCCCATTCTTTGATTTTGTTGTTATCGGTTTTCTTCTTGCTCTTTTCTGCCTGTATCTGTTGGCGCATAAGTTCCTGTTGCTCTCGCAATGATTCCTTTTGCGATTGCCACAAAGCAAGCATATCACCGCCCTCTTTTGCTTTGTTAAGTTGCGCATTGAGCTGCTTTATCTGTGTGGTCAGCTTGGCATACTGTGCGAAGTCCCACGATTTCTTTGCTACCTCACGTTGTTTCTCCAACGCTGCGATTTGGTCTTTGATAGCCTGTATATTCTTTTCGTAGCCTTGGCGTTGCTCATCATTGAATACCCAATAGGTATTGTTGAAAGCTCGCTCCAAACGTGAGTAGGCTGTTTGCAAGTTGTCTATCTGCTTTTGTAGGTTCTGTATTCGCTTTTCGTACTTTTTATCGTGCAACTTTGCAAATATTCCAACCACAGAAGTAATAGAGGAAACCATGCCCGTTATGCCACCCAATATGTCACCGCTCATAAACTTGCCGACAGAAGCAGCAGCATTGCCCAACTGCCCCATGAGGTCTATTGCAGTCCCCAATCCGTCAACCACACCATCCATGCCCAACGCATCAAACATTGATTGCAAGGACGAGGCGCAATCCGTGCTTATGCTCGTTACTTTCTGAATGGAGTTGGTAATGCCTTGTGCTGCCGACTTGACATCTTTCTTGGCTTCATCAACACTCTTTTGTGTACCCTTGCCACTTGCAAGGTCTGCCTCGGCTTTCCTTAGTTTCTTCTTAGCTGACAGATAATCATTGAAGAATGTGCCAAGTGCCTTGAACGGGTTAAGCTCTTGAATACGGTTCTTGGCTTGATTCAGACTATCAATAACAGCCTTGTAATCAACAGGGCTTAGTTTGAGGTTGCCAGCATTGAGTTGTTTCTGTATATCGCTTATCAGCTTTTGTATTTGAGCGACAGTAAGCGTGTCAATATCTGTAAAGAGGTTCTTCCAACTTTCAGACTGTTGTAAGAATGACATATTGAGAGCTGACAATGCCTCTTGCTCTGCTTTGTTGATTTGCGCCAGACGCTCCGCATCACCCATTTTCTCGGCTTGGGTGCGAAGTAAAGCGTACTGTGTGGTGATAGACTGCCTTTGTTCCTCAAAGGTGCGGTAATCGTTAAGCACGGTGTTTTGGAGTTCCTTTTGCAGTTCTGCGTCCTGTTGCGACAAGCTAAGACTTGCCTCGGCTCGTTCATCAGTGCTGACAATACCGCTTTCTCCTTTCTCCAACTTTTCCTTGGCTTTTGCTACGGCTTCAATTTTTTCTGCAAGGGTTTGGCACTGACTAATGCTTTCGCTCACTTGCTGCTTGAACTTTTCAAGTGCTGATTTTTCACCATTCAACTCGTCACGTTGGGTTGTTAGCGAGATAAGGTAATTACCCTCACCCTCAGTTAGCTTAGTACCACCATTCCGCTTTTCTTCAAGTTTGGCAATTTCATTTTCAACATATTGCTTGTATGAATTGCCATCCGCCAGCAACTTTTCAAACTGCTTGTCGGCTACTTCCTTACCCATATTCTGCACCCAACGGAAATATAGCTGATACTGCTTTTTCTTGTAGTCAAGTTCACCCTCAAACAGTTTGTTCTGCGATTGGGCGTAACTTGTGTTTTCAAGATTGCGCCTTTCTTGGAAATTCGCCTTTTCACTAACAGTAAGACCGCCTTTGCCAGCTTTCTTTCGTGCTTCTATCAGTTCATCTTCTTCTTTCTTTATTTGGCGTAAGGCTTCTTTGTGTTGCAAGTCAAGCTGTGCCTTGCGTTTCTCATAACCCTCCTCCATGACTGCAATCCTTGCCTCTTCAAGGCGTTTGTCTGCGTCAAGTTGCTTTTGTCTAAGGCTTTCAGCGTTGCGTTGTGCATCATTACCGCTTTTGCGATTGCCACCACTACCGCTTTTCTTGCCTGTTGCATTATTCAAGCGGGTTTGTAGCCTTGTTATCTGATTGTTGTAATCAGTCCAAGCCTTACTGCCAAGTTGTGCCTCACTCCTTAGTTTTTTGAGGTTCTGAATTTCCGCACCGATACCACTTTCTGTATTCAAGTCGTTCTGTTGCTTGTTTATCTCATTGTTCACGGCTTGTAATAGGGATAGCGCATTTTCAAAGCCATAAGTCTTGCAATCAATCGTTACCTCTTTGCCATTAAGAGTGTTTGCGAGTTCATGCAACTCTTCAAGGCTCATTTTGGTAATATCCACATTGGTAGTGTCCTTTGGAGCAAGGAAATTCTCCAAGTTCTGATTTACCAAGTTAATTGCAGAATTGAATGTGCGCACATCCCTAACCTCGTTATCAAGGTATATTTTGAGTTGGGATGCAAAGGCTTCCATTTCCTTATCGCTTGCGTGTGTGCCAGCCTTTGTGCCAGCAACCACATTGTTCACAATCTCATTGTACTTTCTTGTGAAATCATCGCCCGAAAGTGTGGCAAGCTCTTTTGCACCAGCTTCCACCAAGCTACGCACAGCCTCCTTTATTTCGGGAGCCATATTCTGTATATTTTCGGCTGCTTTGGTTATCTCCACCTCATAAGTTTCACCGTGTCCTTGATTGGTAATTTTTCTTTTCTCGCCTGTACCGTATTGCAGATTATTCATGCGAGTATCAAACGAATCGTAGTTGCTATCGCTATTATCGTTCAACTCGTTCATTTCTTCCTCAACACGTTTGGCTTTTATCTTTTCTGCGGTCGTGGCTTGGATTGCTGCCTTTACTTTAAGATATTTCTTTTCTTGCTCTTGTAAAGTATCGTTTTCGTCAAGCAATGTGGTCTTGTATTCCTTGCAAACCTCATTTACTTTTTCCAACATTTCCTTGTGTGTCTTACTTCCAGGCTCTGATTGTTGTAGGATGGTATAATACAAATCCAACTTATCAGTAACTTTCTTTGTTCCATCCTCAAACTCTTTCATCGCATCTGTTTCCTCCTCTGTCTTGCCTTTGAACAAGGTAAACAGGCTCATTACAATACCAATTGCAGATATGACAGCACCAATGGGATTTGCAGCCATTGCCGCCCATAACGCCTTAAATCCAGCGGACAGTTTATTTGTTGCCACTGAAAGAATATTGGTCGCTGCCGTCTGTGCTGTCTTTGCGCCCGTGTCAGCAATAGAGGCTGTCTTTGCTTGGAGTGTTGCTGCTGTTTCAAGCTGTTTCTTCTTGGTGTAAAAGTCTGTCTGTGCCGAAAGAGCTGCCTTTCTTGCTGCCGCCTGTGTATCTACTGCCGCCTCAAGTTTCTTTTGTGCGGATGCAATGGCAGTGGCATTGCCAGACTGTTGCGCCCAATATACCTCATAGCGTGCGGATTCTGTTGCTTGTGTGGCTGCAATAGCCTTGGCTTTGGCTGCTTCAACTGTGCGGGCTGCTTCCCTAACAGTTGTGCGCATGGCTTCAACCGTCTGTGCCTGGTTAGCCATTTTAGCCTGTGCCTCTTGCATGATAGCGGCTCTGTATGTTGCGCTTTTGGCTGTTAGGTCTTGCTTTGATAAAGCCAAGCGTTGCTCTGCCGTCATTACCCCAATAGCTGCCGCCTCATATCCGCTGCTTGAAGCGGTTAGATTGAGGTTGGCAAGGTATTCTTGCTGTTGTGCTGTCAAAAGGCTCTGAATGGCTGCTATGCGCATTTGCTTGACAACTGCCGCCTGTTCCTCTGCTGTCAATGTCGTTTGGAGTGCCGCATAATTCGCCATTTCTGCTGCCTCCATTGCTTTCTTCTGACTGACAACCTCGCCAGACAAAACGGCTTCCGTCTTCATCAATGCAAGTTTGGCAGTCCGTGTCGCATTGTCAAGTACGGCAATTCCCGTGTAACCCTTGGTGGCTACACTTGCAAGAACGGTGGCTGCTTTGACAGAGCCATAGGCAATAGCAACTGATTTGAGTATGCGCACAACATCATCCATGTGTTCTACAAGGTATGTTGCACTTTGTATTCCAGCCGACAATGCCCTCTCGGATTTCTCGCCTAAACTATTGAGCGCACTATCCCATGCGTCTTGCAAGTTGGCAATCTGTCCTGTCAGTGAAGAACTTTGTTTCTCCATGAGCTGATAGAATTGACCGCCCGCATTAGTCATTTTGTTAAGGACTTCCTCAACATCGGGGAATCCAATCTTTCCAGCCGAAACCATTTCGTTAATGCCCTCGGCTGTTGTGTGGTACTTTTCGGCAAGCTCTTTCACAAGTGGAATACCTCTACCCGTGAACTGTCTTACATCTTGGGCGTACAAACGACCCTGTACCATAGTAGTACCATACAGATAGACTATATCATTAAGCGGAATGGAAAGACCACTTGCAATGTTACCAAGGCGCACAAGCGTATCATTCACCTTTTCGGCACTAACGCCATAAGCCAAGAGCTGTTTTGCACCCTCGGCTACGCCCATGAGGTCGAAAGGCGTTTTTGCAGCCGTATTAACCATCTGCTGCATTAAGGCAGTGGCTTTTTCCTCACTGCCTAACATCGTACCAAAGGCAATCTCTAACTGTTGGAACTGACCTCTAACGGACACAATGCTACTGACAAGGTTATTCATACCCTGTCCCACAAGATAGTAGGTTATATATTGCCCCGCCTTTTCTGCCATCTGCTGAAAGGAATCCTCAACGGCTGCTGCCTCTTGTGCTGCCGTGTTGGAAAAGTCCTTTATGTGCCGTTCCATTGTCGCTGCCGACACGTTGAAATCGTCTATGTCAAGTGTAGCCTTAAAGCCTAATCCACCGCCTATATTCTCCATTTATAACATTCCTTTGATATAGTTCTTAATATCTTCTTTCGTTTTCAATTCGTGGTGTTCAATCTTACTTTCATCAATGACATTGCCGTTTTCGTCTGTTGGCAATTCCTTTGTGCGTGGTGCATCCGCAATCATCAGTTGCACATTGAGCCACGAAATGCCCCAAAGCAAGTAATCATAAGACCAACCATAACTACGCATGAGTTCGCCACGATTACCCCAAGGACTGTTAAGTCCTGTTACTCTATCCGCTGTGCTTCGGGTTCGGTTTTCGGTTTGGTCGTTCCTACTTCCCGTATCAATCGAATAGAGGCTGTAAAACCCGCTGGGTTCATCATTTGGCTAATTATGGCAGTGAGTTTACGCAATCGTTCAACAGTCAGATGTCCCATGAAGAACGTGGATAGTTCTTTCACCGCTTTGTTGTTCTTGTCGGTAACGGTTGCATCATTGATTACTGCAACGGCTGCTATCTCTGCCATCTGCTTTATGTATTTGAATAGTCGTTTGCTTTCCTGTATAGGCTGTTCCTGTATGGTCTTTTCGTCATACTCAATGTCTATGTACATTTGGCGCAAACGGTCTATTGTTCCAAGGTATAGTGGTTTTACGTTGAAATGGCGCATATACACCTCTTTCATGCGCTCTGTTTCCACATCGGGTATTTCCTTAATGGAAACATCCCAACCTTTGGGAATACGCTTGTCGTGCCACACCTTAGTACATTTGGGAAATATGCGCTTTCGGAGATTAAACCACTTGGAGGGTTTCACTGGGTAAATCTTCAACGGTACGGAAAACTTGCAACCCATTTGTAGCAAGGCTTGCAATGCGTTGTCCTCTATCTCCAAACGCTGCTCTCTTGTAAGTTCTTTCTGTTCTTGATTGTCTGCCATAACTTGTAAAAGTAAACAAGCCCCCTAACCATTTTAGGGAAAGGAGGCTTGAATTGGTAAGTTGTTTTGTTGCTTTACGCCTTTGTCGGGTCCACCATTTCCTCATCAACTGTAAGTGAGTCTTGGAAAGTAATTGTCATTGGTGCAAGGCAGATACCCTTTGCAGAATAGGTAATATCAAACTTTGGAGTAATGCACACGTTAGGGCAACCGATATAAAGTCCTTCTTCTGGCTGCATCCAAACTGCCCATTCTTTGTAAACAGGCTTGCGTGGACGCAACCACTTACGCTTTGGCTTTGTACCCGACACCGTGCCGCCGAAATAGCGTGCCATTAAATCCAAATCCGGGTCCATGAGCGTAAGTTCGACTTTTGTAACATATTCTCCCATAAGGGTAATAGTTTTGCTTGAAGTTTCAGACTTGTGCTGTGTTACTTCCACATCATCGTCTTTCAACGTACACGTGTCCTTGTACACATCGCCCAAATCAAGCCAAGTATTACCTTTTGCGGGCATAACACCTGCTGTGTTTCCTGCTGGGGCAACATAAATTTTCTTTAACCCCATTGTAGAAAGTATTGGCATAACTTATTAAATTAAATTGTTTGACTTCTTTTCTCTAACAACAATATCCAATGAAAACGATACAAAATGCTCATTGTGGTTTGGCTCTTGCATAGGTGGATTGATAAGACCAATCACCCAATTGTAACCGCAACCATGCTCATAATGGTTTTGCAGTATCTCCATTGCCTTTTTGCGCAACTCAATGAGCCTTGGAAAATTGGTATGGAAAAGAGCCTTGCCACATCCCACGCCTTGCGGAATGTCTGGCACATGAATATTGACATTGATACTACCATTACGCACAGACCCCTCGCCATCAATAGACCTTGGCACTATAATAATGCCTTCCTTGGAGTAGTCCTTTCGTTGGTAGTCGGGATTTTCTGCATAGTCGGTGCTTACCCCCATGCCGTCAATCAGCATTTGGCGCACCTTGATTGCAATTTCTTCTGTCGTTATCATAATACGTTGCCAAATAGTTCATCTGCTTTTCTTTTCGCTTTATCCATGAGCATTTGCATCGCCTTTGGAAAGTCTGTTCTCGCTTTGAGTTCTGCGGGCAGAATGACATTGTAACCTCTTGCTTCTACATAGGCGGCATAGTTCATACCAGCCACAATGATAAGTGTGAAAGAGTTTGTAAGGCTTTCAGCCATTTTCATAGCCACCTTTAACGCATTGTCTACGCCCTCTCCCTGTTGGATAGCACCACCAAAGAAAACTATATCACTACCTCGCACTATTGCATAGCCTATTGAGTTGGTGAGGTTGCCCGTTCTGTCTGTGTAATTATGTTTTTCCTTTGCATACTTGGTGAGTTCTTCGCCCAAGTCTTTCAACAGGAATAAGGCGGCTTGCTCCAATCGTTCTTGGAACTTTCGGACTTGTGCGTCTATCGCATCATCACCAAACATCGGAGTTATCCCCATATCTCAATATATTTGCGGTTCATATCATCAATGCCCAACACGGAAAATTCGTCAGTCATTCCGTTCTCGCCTGTAATCCGCACGGTGCAACCAATAGCCAACTCACCATTAAAGTATTTGGGAATAAACACATCGTAGGTGTAAGCGTATGTTTGCCCATCCGTACCAACTACTTGCTTTGCGGGGATTGATTTGTCAATCTGACATTCACAGCCTTTCAAGAAAGGTGCATCATCAGCACTGACAACAAAGCCTGTTGTCGGGTCTGTCTGCACATCCCCAATCGGCTTGTAATCGAAAGTTCCGTTTATCCTCATAGTTACCACAGATTAGAGCCGTCAGTAATTGTTGGCACTTCATCGAAATTCTCCAAGTCCAAACCGTTCTCACTGCAAATAGCCTTGATGCGCTTTCGCAACATATCCACGTTGTAGCCTTGTGAGGATTTTCCGAGGCTATCGCTACTAAGCACCACCATTTGGGATAACACCTTTACGGCTGCTTGTGCGACAATCCTTTTATCCGTTGTGGGGTCGTAGGGCGTTTCTGTGTCGCTTACTCCAACATCGGATAAGGCTTTCACCATAGACAGCTTGCTTGGCACATAAGGCTCAATTTCAGCGGTCAGTGCTTGGAATTTCGTTAGTTCCATATACTGTTACTCTGTTATGTTGTTGTCATTCTCGTTAAGGTATTCGGCAAGTTTTTGTGCCTGTTCCTCTGTCAGCTTGCCGAGAGCGTTTGCAACACCACGTTCTTTTACGTTGGATGCAAGGTTTACACCGATAAGTGTAAGACCCTCTTTCAATGTGTCAAGCGGATAAACCTTACCGTTAAAATCTACAACACCTTTGACAACATTTGCATCATCTTTGTGTGCATTATCATCATTAGCGTTGTTGTCATTCTCGTTAGGTGTATCAGACAGGGAAACAATGACACAAAAGCCACCGCCAACAAGGGCATTGATACGCTCCACATCAGTAGAGTGTACCAAATCGCCTTTGTTCATAACCTTGTTTTCCACCTTGCCGTGAAATGGCTTGATAACTTTCAGTTCCATACACGAAAGGGTTAGAGTGAAACAAGGGTTGTGTTCGTGTCGTATTCGGACTTTGTGATGTAGTAAGGTACAACACCGTTTTCATCGGCTTTAACCTCTTTCTCTGCAAAGCCACGCACCTGTGCGCAAATAATCTTCCCCATCTCTGTAATGAGCGGTAACAGGCGAGCTGCGCCCTCTGTGTATTCGCCAGCGGTCTGTCCTGTGGATGCACCCGTGCGCCACTTGGAAATGCGAATACCATTGCCAGCATTGATGTAGTCCACGTTGTCCTCTTCGATAAGCTCACTATCTTCAATGGCGGGTTGTATCTCGCCAATGACACCAGCGGGTTTGATAGCGATAAAGTTAGGATTCCACGGCTGTATCGTGTTGCGCTTACCGTCCTTATCCACACCCATCTTGCGCTTTATAACCGTGATAGGCGGTATCTCGTTTTCAGTGAGCAATGCGGAAAGTTCAGACGAAGTTACGACCTGTGCCTGTTTGTCCGTGCCATGAGCAAGCAAACGTGTGGTTGCATCCATGCGCAACCAAGTGTAAAGCTCCTGCGACATAAGAACCTCGCCCGGCTCAATGCCACGGTCACGCAAATCAGAGCAAAGGGCAGAAAGCCACAGAATAGGAATGAGCTTGCCAGCCTTGGTGTTTGCAGTAGTCCAGTTGCATACGCTCACCAACTTGTTCTGCTCTTCCATGCTGTAATCTACCTCATAGGCACGACCACCAGGGTTGTTGATTTCTGGCTTGAACTGCGCCACACCCCAATTGGAGAAAGCCATAAGGCAGATAAAGTCCATTACATCCTTGCAACCAAGGTATGCGTCTTGAATGTCGTGTGTAAGGGTTTTTTCAATCTGCTTTACCTTGTCAGCCTCCTTGAGGCGAGGGTTCTCGTACACTTCCTGTAACTTGCGATAGTCACGGGCAAACATAACGAACTTGTGACCGACACGGGGAATTTCCTTAGTCCATACATCAAAGCCGTCAGTTCTGCGCAATGGTGAGGGGGATTCGTCAGCCAACAGAGTAGCCATGAAACGAATGTTGTACTTGCCCACGATAGCCTCGGCTGTCAATGACATCTGAGGCGTGTTGTAGGTAAACCAACCATCGGAGTACATCTTCTGAAAAAGCGATACTTCCTTTTCAGAGGCTTTGTCAAAGGTCTTTCTCCATGTTGCCAATAAATCCAATGGCGCACCGTTCTTGTGCAAGCCAGTGAATGTTGTAAAAATGGATTTCATTGTAATTTTACCTTTTTAGTGAATAAACGATTAGTACGACTGCGTGAGTTTAACGTGAGGATTGGCAGACAGGAACATTCCCGTGCTGTCTTTCTGTGAGGTCGGAATGGGAGGCACACGCCTTTCATACAATGCGTATTGCATTGTGTCTGCCGACACGTCAATGCCTGTTTCAAACTCGCCAACTTCGTATTCTTTGAATAATACAGAGTTAGCCTTGCCACGTTCTGCGGCATTGTTAGAACCGTCCTTAACCACCTCTGTAAGCACATCACCCGATTTCAGACCGCTAATAGCGGCACTAAGCGTAACGACATACACGCTACCCGTGTTGTTAAGGCAATTGCCGTTGTCAATAGCAGTAATAGTAGGAGCGGAAGCAAACGTGCCTGTAACAGCACCAGCCTTTAACACACTATCACCGACAGCGAAACAAGGAGCGTAGAACTCATCAATGTAGAGCGTTACTTTCTTGTTGTTCTCGTTGTCAATCTCAACGACTTTTGCAGTCTTGATTACTTGCACCTTTCTTGTGGTTTCGTTGAAAATGGCGAGAGTTCCAGCGGGTATCACATCACCCACACGGAACTTCTGACCGTCCACATCAAGATTGAAGCCACCCTGTACGATAGACGGGCTACCTGTAAAGATAGGGCGCATACCCGTAAATGAAGCTGTCTTGCGTTTCATCTTTTGTTGTTATTTTGCGGTTATAGACTCCAGCAATGCGTCAGCGGCTTCATCAACTTGCTTTTCGCTTGCTGCCTTTGCACCCTCTGCACTGTCTGACATAAGACCGTTGGTTATACAATCCTGTTTGAGAGCCGACACAGCAGCCTCCACATCTTCATCATCGGAAATGGACTTTGCAAGCCTTTCACGAAGAAATGCGGGGATGTTGTGCTTTTCAAAAGCGGCATTGATAGTGGCGGTTCTTTCGCCTTTGCTCTTTTCCGCTTTCAACGCATCAATCTGTTCTTGCAGTTTCTTGATAGCCTCGCTTTCTGTTGGATTGTCATTACCGCCACCTTTACCGCCTTTGTCCGGGTCGGTGTTGTTCGGGTCGTCATCATCAGCGTTACCCTCTTCACCGTCCTTTTTGGTGGTCTTTTGTTTCGGTGTTCCCTTTGCCTTGTTCACCCACCTTGTAGCCTCGCTTTGGCTTGCTGTTGCCACCGACACTATTAGGTTTGCGGTGCTTTCGATAGCGTCCGTATCGGTCGAATCATCTGCCACGCTGCCACCCATAGCCTCGGTTATCGCTGTCAGACACTTCTCCGATAGTCCCATGTCTTTGCACTTGTCTTTGACCTTTGCAAAAAGTTCTTTGTTCATAATTTTATGGATTTATACCCCTTATTTGGAGTTGTTTACATTCTGTATTTGCAAAGGTAAGCAATTTATTTAATAATGTGTTCAAGTAACACAGATAAATTTTACTTGGTAAATTCGGGTATTTTTGCCCAAAAATATTTACTTGGTGAATTTTTCTACAAAATTTCTTGCAAAACATTTGGTTTATTTAATAAAACACACTATCTTTGCAATGTGTTTAAGAGACACAGATAATAAACCGAATAAAAAATAAGTTTATGAAAGCAATATACGCAAAGGACATTAAGGCGATGGTTAAGCGGTTTGACCTCAACGAAGCCGAAAGCGACTATCTCAACGACATAGCAGAAGCTATCAACAAGGAGCGCACAGATTTATGTGAAGACATACAAATGACACTTCTTTACGGCTCTTACTCAAAGTCAAAGAGAAACGCAATCAGAGCGTTGCTTGTTTACTTTGGTGCAAAGGCACAGAAAGAGAATGAGCTATACAGGAAACTTGATAGAACCTGTTGGGAAATTGCAAAGGTGTTGAAATGCGGCTCTTACCAAGTCATGCAATGGATTAAGGGTATTGCTTGCACAAAAGACCGTTTCGGGAAATTCGTTGAGTGCTCGGACACATTCGGATTGAATTATTTGGAAATAGCATAAAGGTAACGCCCCGCCTAACCAACGGGGCAAACAAAACAATACAGAATTATGGCAAGAGCAAAATATTACATCAAAAAGGCAGACAGCAAAGAAAGCGATACTGTCTTTGAAACTACACGCAAAGCTGACGCAGAAAGATATTTCAACCGCCTTTGCAAGGACTTCAAGAGAAATGTAAAATTCGCTGTTGAAACTGTGAGAATGGGCTACTTCACGGTTCGCTACATTCCTTGTTCTGAATGTACGGAATATTGGATTGAGAAATATTAAACGCTAATACATACGATTATGAAATATTGTACTTGGAAAGAAAACGGAAAGAGTTTCATTTTTGAGGATGGCTATACCATCAATCCCTACAATGGCGATATGCAATATATGGGGGAATACATTTTCAATCATGGAAGCAAAGTGTTTAAGGACTTTATGACAATACAAGAATTTTAAGTATGGAATACACAATCGAAGAAATGAAAGCAATGCTGAATATCGTTTCGGCTGTGCTTGGAAACAGACACTTTCAACAGGGTAGCGCATTGCGCACATCCACGGTTTACGACATTGACGATTTCGATATTGCAACAATGCAGAAATGGACTGCATACTGGCAGCAAACCATTGACGCAGCAAAAGCAAAGTGATATGGCAACAATTTCAAACTATACCCCTAAGTGCATGGAGTTTTCCAAGCACTTCAAGGGGATGCAAGGTGTAACGACACACCAAAGCGACAACGAAGAGGCACACTACTTTTCGGGAACGGTCTATGTAAACCGCTACGAGTTTGTCTGCATAGACCAAATGGAAGAAAGCGGCTACATGGTGTATATAAACAACCCCAACGGACACGATGGGGAACAATGGGTGTTCGGGTACTACAAGACATTTGGCAGAGCCTTAAAGAAAGCGGCTGCAATCGTAGAGAAAAGAGAATACCCAAAACCGATTGAAATTTGGTAATAACAACTAAAACATACTGACATGGCAACATTAGCAATCAAAATCCCCAAATGGGACATTGAAGAAGAAACGGGCTACAAGCCTTTCACTACATTTTGGCAAGATTTCTCCATTGCCGACACATACGGCTTGCAAGCCATTCAAGACACATTTAATCGTGCTTTTGAAGCGTGGAAAGGTGATTATAAGTACCTCACAGAGCTTGTGCTTGTGTTGAACCACAAGATATTTCACCACTATACAGAGAAAGGCACAGAAGAACAAAATGAGGTAGCCTCGCTTTACAATGAGCTTTGGCGCAAAGCAAATGATTATGCCTTGGATAACTTGCAAGGCGAGCAAGCAGCATACTTTTATCACTTAACAGATTGAGATATGGAACTTACAACTACAATCACACTAACGGAGGGCATGGTGTACAATGCCATGAAAGAGGCAATACAGGAGTTCTTCACGAACTTGCCCTCACAAGCCGACAGCAAAACAGATTGCCCCACAAGTCGGCTATGGGGACAGATATTGCGCAATGGAAAGCCTGTAACAGACAGCGACATTGAGCCAGTGAAAGACAATACACTTGGTGAAACAATATACGGTGTTGTGCTGTTGCGTGGCGCAAAAGAAATAGGGACAATCGAAATGTAAGGATATGGAAACAAAAAAGTGTGAGGTATGCGGACAGACTTTGCCACTGTCCGCTTTCTCCAAGTCCTATAAGGGACGGTGCAAGGAATGTGTGGCAAAACAGACAAGAGAAAAGCGCAACGGCATTATTGCAACAGATAAGCCAAAGCAGATTGATTGGGAGCAACGCAGATACGAGATAGCAAAGGCTGCTATGGTCGGACAACTTGCCTCGCCTGTTGTTGAGGGCATAGACCCAAACCCAAGTATGCCAGATGTGTGCAAATGGTCTGTCATGTTTGCGGATGCACTCATTAACGAACTTAAAAAGCATGATAATGGATAAAAAGACATTCTTTCACAAGGTTAGCCAAATGCGAGCCGTACAACGTGAATACTTCAAAACTCGGAGTAGCGCAGCACTCGCCTCAAGCAAGTTGCTGGAAAGGCAGATTGACGAAGAAATAAAGCGAGCCAAGGCGGTAATGACTGCAAAGGCAAGGCTCTTTTATGAGCTTGTGGATATAGACCCACAGATAAACCAAGAATGGCTCAACGACCATATCAGAGCAAGCCTTGATTTCTTCTTCTGTGATGCGGATGTTCAACATCAAAGTGTGCTAAACAGACATTTCTACGACAACGGATTTAGTGGCACATACGATTTTCCCACAATCGTAATTAACGACATAGGCGATATGTCAGATGATGATATGCTTGAATTTAAGTACGAGTACATCAATCACAAGTATCATGTATCATTCTTAAACAGACTGAAAGGTTAGAACTATGCAAAGAACAATTAGATTTCGTGGCAAAGCCACAGGTAAAGGGAATATCCCTACAAATTGGGTATATGGTGGCGGTTGTTTTTCGGTGGCTGGCAACACGTTCATCTTTGCCGACCCAACACCTAAATTCATGGGTAATGGCGTGTACGAGGCAAAGGCTATTGAGGTTCGCTTTATATGTCAGTCCACAGGTTTGCACGACATATTCAAAGCAGAGGTGTACGAGGGCGATGTGGTACGCTTAGACGGGAACAAGAAGTACACCTATGTCATTGAGTGGAGCGAGAAACACACGGCTTTCTTGGCACGTTGCATCCAGACAAAGACAGGACTTGCAAACCTTACCCCATTCGTACCGATTGAAGTAATAGGCAACATATACGATAATCCAAACTTACTGAAAGGAGAAAACAAATGATTGATGAAAAGAAAATAGAAGAGGTAGCAAGCAAGGACTCTGCTTTCCTTTACTCCGAGTGGAACACACCATGCAAAGAAGCGTATGTAAGAGGTTTTAAGGCGTGTATGCACTGGCTACGGCAAAGTCTTTGGCATGATGCAAGCGAAAGACCACCACGATATGACACTTACCTTGTGCGGACAAAGCAAGGGTGTTTGGATTTTTGCCATTTCGCAACTGAAAAATGGCATAGCAAAGATATTGGCACTGTTGATAAATGGCTTGATTTGGCAGACATTAAACCAAAGGAGGCGTGATGTATATAACAATTACTATCACAAGCACAGCGGGCGCATTTATATGTACCTTGCTGATAGCTTACTTAGTGTTTCGCATTGTATGTTTATTAAGAGAAAAGAAATATAAAATTATGGCAAGTAAAAACAACATTGAAAAGTACATTGAGCGTTTGAAAAAATGTCAGAATATGGGTGATACAGAGTGCGCCCATGCAGACGCAGACAGAGTATTAGAGGATGTCATTCTTAATGAGCTTGGGGATGATTTCAAACAGGTTGTAAATGAATACAAGAAAGTACCCAAATGGTATGCGTAAACTTAGTAAAGATGAAGACACTAACATTTGATGTAATGCTCAATGGGCGTTTTATCTGCACGTTATTCTACAAGTATTGCCCACTGTTCCCAATAGACAGTGAAGAACTTGTGAAGTTCGTTCTTGAAAAACGCCCTACATTAAAGGGCAAACCTTTTCGTATCGCTTTTTAGTTCAAAATGAGTACCTTTGCACACAAAAACAAAAAGCGCATGAAACAGCAAAGAAAGGTTATTCACGTTGAACTGAATGAGCCGTACAAGGATAAGCACCATTGGTATTTTGGCAGCATAACGGCAATATACGACATTCTGCCTGTTGATGTGGTCGGCATTGCTCATACATCATTGTGGAATGTGTTAGCGAAGAATGGAGAATATAAAACCAAGACAGCAACAATAAGGCTTGGTGTTCTCCATTCCAAGCAAACCAACAGAGGAAAGAAAGCAACAGACAATGAAAGTTGATGAAATAATACATCAAAATATTTTTCTTTCAGATAAATGTTGTATCTTTGCAAAAAGAAAACCTCAAAATTGGGAAGAGGCGCGGATTGTAGTTCCGCGCAAAAGCTACCAATGGTGAGGTTTTCTTTTTTATTGTATCGCTTTCAATATCGTTTCATTATCAGACACACTATAAATCACATATTCACCTGTATGATACTTTCTAACGATTATCCAGCACTTGCGCCCTCCGATAGTCGTTTCAAACAGATGTAATGTAACCTTTGGCGAATGTTTATCTACACCGCTACCACAATACACGGCATTTTCAATGAGGTTAGGCAAATCAAGTAAAGCCTCGTTCTTTGCTTCTGCATCATGGAATGGTTGGTTAAGCCATTCTTTAACACTTCGCTTTGGCAAGGTTGCAGTTACATTGAGGTCTGGCAGCGTGAATTGCTGTACGCACAATGTTTCGATTGCAAGCTGCTTTATTTCCTTGCGCCTGTCCTTTGCTTCTTGTGATAGCGGTTTCCTTACTTGTCGTTTGCCATTGAGTGCGTCCCTTATCCGTTGTTCATTGTCCTTGTAGAAATATGGCAGTGTTCCAGCACCCTTTGCTTTCTCCATACGTTCCGCATTGTCCCTTGCCCAACTGACAAAATGTTTTGGAATGTCGGTTACTTCATCGGCACACTCTACGCTGTTAGGACTTTTGCCATCAAGGATGTAGTCAATCATCTTTTCAACCTCGCCATGTGTGGCAAGCACAGGCACTTGGTAGCAACGGCAATTCGGGTGCCAGCCAGTCAACTTTATTGTCTTGGGATAGATACCTTTCAAATCATCGCAAATGTCGGGGACAGGGTGGTTGTTGCTCAACTTGATTTCAATGCCTATGACAAAGGGCATATCTTGCCATCTGTCATATTCTGCCGTGCGGTAGGCGATATTGGTTTCAGTCCTTGCAAGCCTTTGGGCATTTCTGTATGAGGAACGATAAACGCCTCGTCCGGGGTGGTAGTCCTTGGGGTTATCATCTATCCATTTGTAAGACTGACTTTCTTTGTCATATATCCTACGTTTCCACACTCGCCCATATACAGGATTACCGTTTTCATCTTCACCTACCTTTACACGGAAACGCCTATACCATCTATCGGGGTCGTTCAAATACTTCTGAATGGTGGTAGCCAAGCGATTTGCAGCCGTACCCTCACCAATAGCCAAGTCAAGCGTATTCTCCAACTCTTTCTTGTAGGCTCCCGTGTATCTCCACACCCTTTGAGAAAGGTTCAATCCGCTTGCGCCTGTCTTTCTTGAAAAAAAGGCTTTCATCGCTTCTTGGTTGTGCTGAAAGTATTTTGCGAAGAATGGGTTTTCAATCGCACTATCACCAAACACCGCCTTAACAAGTTCGTCTGTATGCTCGTTTGATTTGAGCCATTCCCTTTCTACTCCCTTGCGTATGGTCTGATAGATACGGCTATACATATTGCGCAACATGGGCGTTACTTGCTCGCTATACCCATAATCAGCAAAGGAGAACGGCTTTCCGCTCTCCAAATCTGTATTCTTCACCAAGTTAATAATCTGCATCATCACATCACGGTACACCGCCCTTACGTTGGCAGCATACCCCTCTGTGCGCTTGAACAACTCGGCTTGCGCTTTCTTATAGTCTATCTTTGCCATTGGTGGTTACTTCTTACTGAATTTGTCGCAAATGTCCCTTTCAAGAAACTTTGAGTATTGAAAGAACTTGCAACGGCACAATATCATGTGTCCGTCAAGTGCCTTGCTGTGTGGGTCGTATGAGTGTTTGCAATCCTTGCACGACAACCCTAATTCTTTGGGCGATTTCGCTTTCTTAGCCATTGAATAAATTTTTAATCAGTTCTTCTTTTGTTGGGAAACACGCACTATCCAAGAAATACAAGTGCTGTGGGTTGTTGCGTGTGCCTGTGTTGGTATGCTCCACGTTACGCACGAATGTACGCAATGAGTTACGGAACACCTCAATGCCAGCGATACGGAAACAATGCGGTCTATTGTTAAGCATAGTCCACACTTCATCACCTATGTTGTATTTGGTCTTTACTTCCATTATTCAGCCTCCCCGAACACGTCCATTTTGTTTAACTCCATTTGCTGTGCAAGTCTTTCGGCTTGCTCTGTCTTGATACGCTCCATTTCTGCCTTGCTGTCCTTTACAAGGTAGGACTTTTCAACATAGCTTTCAAGGCTCAATGCCCCATCGTTGTACTGCTTGGATAGGTCGGCAAGCATTTCACTGACATCATCACCGAAAGGCTCTTGAAACTCATGCCCCAATTCAAGCGCATCATATTCAGCCTTGTGTCGGTAGTCAAGCACGTTGCCCATTATGGCTTTCATCAAGGAGGCGTGTCGGTTCATATATCCATCGTGCTTTTCCTTGTGTCGCTCTGCCTTAATGACTGCAAGCAACATCACTTTGCGGATAGCCTTTGCCGACAGGTTGCCGAGGCTTTTCATGTTGTCAAAGTCAATATTTGGAGTGAACGACTTGGAAAGAATGTGCTTATCCAACCGCTCAAACTGATTTTTCTTGCTCTCGCTTGCCTGGTCCCATGTGAGGTAACGCACATCACCACCATTTTTGAGTATAAAGAGTTTTGCCTCTTCCTCTGACTTGGGCAATGAGTTGAGGATTTCAGCGGTTGCCACCATTGCGGGATTGGCGAAGCGGTCGTTTACATCTGCATCCACGCTTTCCATTGTTTCCTCACGCTCAATCATCGGCTGTACATCTGCGTGTTCTGACTCTTGCTCAAACAGCAACACAGGTATCTTGCCTATTGGGTTAGCCATTCTCTGAACTTCCCAACCGACACTACCACGCTTGCACAGATAGATTGTATCTGCCGTATATACATCTATGTGGTGAATGGTTCTGTTGCCTTGCTCTGTGAGGTAGTAACCCCAAGCAAAGGCTTTGAGCCGTCCGTATTGGTCTTTGAGCGTGTATATATCATCGTTGTTTTTCTTGCTCAACACATTCAGCAAAAGCCGTGGTGTGTTGTCTGCATCCCTGTAAACGTGGTAGAGAATGGCAGCACACCCCTCTGCGCCCGCTGCTCTCTTGGCTTCACGCACGGCACTGTCAAAGCGTGTTTGACGCATCAGCTCTTGGTAGAAGTCAAATGCGTTGTCCGTGTTCTCTGAAAGTTGCGACCATTTTACAGGTCTGCCATACAGGAACACAAGGGCAATCTCATTGATGAATTTCTGATAGGGGATAGGTATCTTGTTACGTTTGCTCCACCGTAAGAAATTGCCCTTTTTGTCGAACACTGCCCTGTCCTTGCGCTCCATTACCTTGTGAGTGCTTACCTCGTATTCCAACAGATTACGGCTTGCCACCTCTGAACGGCTACTAAGCATAGCAACCGCCCTTGTTACATCGCCAGCGGTTAGAAGTTCATCGAAACTTTGCTGATAGCCAATAGCCGCCTTTAACTCGTTTGTGATAGTCTGAATTATGCCCATTGTATGATATTGTTATGTTAAACCTAAAATTCTTTCTATGTTATCGGGTATATCCACTTCATTGTAATCAAACCAACAGCGCATGAGAAACATATCTCGCCAGTCGGGAGAACAACCGATTTCCACCTTGATTTCCTCTTTCGGCTTTAGCTTCAGCTTGCCGTCACTGTCCGCTTTCCACGTTTGCAGTTGTTCAAGCTCTCTCGTTATTTGCTCCCTGTCGGCTTGGCTCACCAAATCCTCATCAATGCCTACTTCATGGGCGTTAATGTGTTCTGCGAGCTTATAACCGCATTGTGTCTGTAAGTTTTGGTAGTTTTCACCTTGCATAGCCGTGGAGTTATTGACAAAGCCGTTGCAATCGCAATTATCAACAACACCACCGCCCACACCATCCTCATCAACAATCACCCTGTGGTTTGGTATTCGGTATTTCCTTTGCTTTGTGATTATCCATGTTTGAATGTCCGTTGTCTTGCTTATGGCAAAGCAAACCTTGTCAATGATGAAATACCCATCCCATACAGCCAAACGTGCATGGTCGGCACCAAAACGGGCAATATCCCCCGTAATGTAATGCTTGCCTGTACGCAAAGCCAGCTTGTTTCCGAATATGGCGCATATATTATCATGTGAGCATAGAGCGTTGGGGTTATCGTCATATTCCCAATCACCAAGAAATAGACGGGCAAACTTCACCTTGTCGGATGTCGTTTTCAATCCCTCTATATAGTCGGGGTCAATGAATGGGTTTTCCTGTACCAAGCAAGCAATGTAGTAGCGGTATTCTGCAAGCTGATTTGCCTTGTATGGCTTGTAGAATATATCGTACATCCAATTTTTCTTGGGGTTACAGGTGATGAATAGCTTTCGCTTTAGTCCGTATTCTTCATTAAGGCAGCGACCGATACGAGTTTTCAGCGTGTCATACGCTCCAAAGTTCACCTCACCGCCCTCCTCAATCCAACCGCCTGTGAACTCAATAGAGCCGTAGCGTTCATATAATGGGTCAGACGGTTTATATTGCAAGTCAAGAAAATCAATGCGAGAGCCATTGTAAAACTGAATGTAGTTCAACTGTCCGTTGAAACTCCACAAAGCCTCTGGCACTCCATACATCGTGCAAACTCGCTTGAATGTGATGTAAGTTGATTGCGTGATACGCTTCAACTCGGCACGACCGATAAACCACTTTGTACCCGGATAGGCAAGACACATAAAGAGCAACCACACGGCACCCGTCCACGACTTTGCACCACCAGCAGCACCACCATACAGAATTTCAACGTGTGTGTTGTCTGTAAGTATGGTTAAGGCTTGCTGTTGCTTGTCGTGGTTCTTTCCGTCACGGCACGTTATAAAATCGAAACGACCACGGCGGAAAAGCTCCGTTTTGACTGCAAGAGCCATTGGCATTGATATGTCTTTATTGTTCCTTGCCATTCTTTGCGCTGTTCCTTATCTTATCAAGTAGTGTGTTATATGTTATCAGTTCATCATCGGACAGAGCCGACAAATCCAAGTTATTTGATACATTGGCGTTGATTTCGCCCTCTATGTTTTGGGTAGCCTTGCCAAACACACGGTCAAAGAGCATTTCAACCGTGGATGTGCGACCGTACCGAATATCTGAATTTATAGCCGAAATGATGTTCAATACCCAAATGGGCGTGTCCTTGTTTGGCTTTGTCCTGTCGTTGGGGTCTTTCAGTAGCGGTTCAAGTTCTGCCGTTGAACTCTCATAAAGGTGCTGTATGACTTTGAGTATTTCTTCTTTGCTGCTTTGCGGATTTACCTTTTTGCCTGTTGTGGTCTGAATGTATTTAAGCACAGAAAGATTGCCCCGACCCCTTTTCTTGGGTTGGTTCTCGGATGTAAAGCGGTTGCCCTTTTTATTTCCTTTCTCAAATAGTGCCATTCGTTGTAAATTCGTTGATTTCTTTTATAGCGTGTTCGTCAAACACACTTAATAACTGCAAAAAATCGGACAGCGAAAAACACCGCCCGACTTCTTCACTTGGTAAATCGGCTTTTATGCCTGTTCCTCTTGTGCTTTATACTTATCGTAGAACCAAGCGACCAAGCCACCCTCCATGTAATTATCCAAATCGTCATAGGCATCCAGTTCATCCATGAGTGCCTCGGCTTTGTCAATTACACCTGTGAGTAACTTTTGCTGTTCATCGGTAGCGTTCCACACTTCGATTTCGCCATTTAGCTGCTGCTTGATTACTTTAATCTCGTCAGCGGAAAGTTCAATCTTTTTCATCGTTATACTGTTTTATTAAGTTGGTCGTTCATTTAGAGTTTGTACTTCTTGGCGATAGCCTTAACCGCCTTTGTGTATTTGTCGGACTTGCCATGTACTGCCTTGGTTACGGTTTCTGCCCAGAACTCGCTAACATTGGTTGTGGCATACTTGCCATAGCCTTTCTTTTTCTTGTCACGACTCCATTTCTTGTATAGGGCGTTTACTTCCTTACCTGCTGCCTTTTGGTTTGCGCCTGTCATGTGGGCGTTCCATGTAGCGTGTGCAAGTTCATGTGTTACCGTATGAGCAACAGGCTTGTTTGTGGTCGTACTCCAACCGCTTTTGTAATTCTTGGAGTGTTCCCTTGATACATTCTTTGCGCCTGTGTCGAAATGCTTTCTATCCAAGTACACAGCCTCGGACTTGCCGCCCCTTGTAACGTGAACACCATAGGCAGAACCGCCCAAATCGGCTAACTTCACGTTTCTTTGACGCACACCCATAACAGCATGATAACGAGATATAGCCTCTTTTGTCGCTTTGTACATCGCTTTGTCTTTCATTTCAACGAGTGAACCAACACGGCTTATTTTGCCCTTGTATTGTCCACCTCCGTCATTGGTTCCAGCCTTAACGCCAGCACTATTTCTTCCCATAGCTGTTTACTTTTGACGATAAAACAATGAGGGGTTGTCAAGTACGCTATCAAGCACCACCAATCCCTGTTCCTTTGCCTTGATTTCCTCTTTGAGTTTTTCAAGTTCTTCTTTTGTAAGTTGGCTTTCGGTCAAACCGTTTTCTTCCAACACTTGCTTTATTTTATCTTCCATATTGCAAAGTTATATATTTAGTTGTTCTTTTTACTATAATCCCATCCGTATTTCTTGGCAAGTATTTTCATAACCTTGTGGAAATGTGTAACTTCTGCTCTTGCTATGTTGCTTTCATTCCACCCTGTTTTGGTTAGATAACTATGCCCCTGTTTAGATACCGTTCTGTTCGCATCCGCAAAAGCCTTTGACGCAACATCTGCTGATACACCCCAACCGCCCTTTGGTCTTTTTACAGAAAACGTGTATGTCGGGGTTACGGCTCGCATTTCTTTTGCATTTACCTTAATGGCAGACCTTATATCATCGCTTGAAAACGAGTTACCTATGCGCCTAATGCCATTTGTGCCAAGTGAGCGAGGGTGATTGTGGGTCAATATACTATTTGCGGGTATCTTCTTAGGGTCAAATACTACCTGTGCGCCCTTGCCACCGATTGAAGAAACAATATCGCCCTTGGAGTTGAAAACGTGCAATGTTTCATCTTTGTTGCGCCTGTATTTCTGTTCCATGCCTACGATATTCTTAACCATTTTTGCAGTATATCCCTTTTCGGTTGCACCTTTGGAGCCGCCAGAACTTCCACCCTTACCGCTTGATGTTACGCCTCCGCTGTTCCTACCCATAGTTTACTTCTTTTTAGCGTTGATAAAATCGGTAATGTAGAGTAATCCGTGCTTTCGGCAAAAGTCTTGGATTTCCTCACCACCACCATAAACCACCAAGTTAGGGCGTTCCAATCCGCTTATTTCCTGTGCCACTTGTAGGTCAGACTTCAAACTTTCTATCCAACCGTCCAAACCACGGGTAAAGAATGCGTTATACCCCTTTGGTATGCCCATTTTGTTATAATCAATAAACTTGTGGCTTACATTGAGGTCTGCATATACCTTAATGCCGCACTCTTGGAAATAGCGAGCAAGCCACCGCTTTTTGTAGATAAGTTGAACGCCCCACGCTTTAGGCGTTTGGTCGTGGCAACTACAATTCGGCTCAACAATAGCCTTGCATCCGCTAGTCAGTATCTTTATGGGGTCTTTGAACAAAGCCTCAAAGCGATAATCATCTACATAGAAATGATAGGTCGCTACATCCTTGCGTAATCGGCTGTTCGCACCCCACGGACTAAGTGGCAACTCAACCTTGCCAGCTTGCATTTCAAGCAACAGGTTCGGTATTTCCATTTCGTTGTCGCTCTCATAAAGCACATCCTTGTACATGGAACGATAGAAAGCCTCCTTGTCATTTTCTTCATTGTCAGTATCGCTTTCATCATCTTCTGTGTCGGTGCTATCCTTGCTTTCGTCTGCCTGTTCCACCACCTTTGCAGTTTTCTTGCCCTTTCCCTTCTTGGGTTCTTCATCATCGCTTGGAATATCCAAACCTATAAAGTCAAAGTTCACATCGGCAAAGGTTGTTTCCACTTGCAAGGCGTTGTAGTCCCATTCGCCATTGTTGATATTGTCCCTAAGAATGAGGTCAGCCTCTTCTTCGGGTGTGGTATCTTTATACAGGACGGTAGGCACTTCTGCCACCTTGCATTTCTTGGCTGCTTTCAACCTCTGATTACCGCACAAGACAATGAATTTGCCATCACGCTCAATAATGGCAAGCGGTCTGTGTTCCCAAAAGCCATTGATACGGATAGAATCAACAAGCCTATCCAAGTCAGCCTTATTGATTGTACGAGGGTTTTCGGGCAACGGATGCAATTCAGACACCTTGCGAAACTTCATAGGCTCACTTTTCATCTGTCACCTCACTTTCTTCTTTGTCCGTAGGAATATCCGTGCAATCGGGGATAAGATTAGCCTCATCCTCAATCACACGGAAACATTTGCGTATGTATTCAGCCAAGCGCACAAGGCGGTAGTGCTTTCTGTATTTCAGAAAAACAAGCCTACTGCCGTCATTGGTATCAACACCCCAACCATAGAAACGACCTCTGTAATCAAGCGGTAGCTTTATTCTGTTGTCGTAGAGATATACGCTATCAGCCACAACCTTTGAGATTGTAGCCGTGCGGTTGTATCTGCTGTTAAGGAATATAACCGCCTTATCGCCCTTTTGGAGCGTGGCTTTTGGCAGCAAAAGAACTACCTTTGAGCCTATCCATTCCCAACCGCCCAAATACAGGACAGCCAGAACGATTAAAGCCGTTGCTATGCTTAATATTGTCGTTGTCATATCGTTGTAAATTTACTTGGTGAATACCCTTTGCAAAGATACTAATTTTGTGTTTAATAAACACATATTTGAATAAAAATCTGCTTATAAACCATATACGAGCATTGCGGCATCACGATTATGTTCATTCGTGCGACCTTGCCACTTTGTTATTGCCTTGAAACTCTCGCCTGTCAGCTTGGTTACATTGCGTTTAGGGGCAACCATTTCATACTTGATATTAGCCTTGTCTTTGCACAGGTCTGAAAGGTAATCATCCCATATACTTGCATCACGTTTGACAGAGCCGACACCTTGCAGTTTCTTCCGCTCTTGCTCACGGCTCATTCTCTCTGTTCCGAACCAAGTTCTTTGCCGTGGGTCTTCAACACGCACAACCACTTCAATACCCGATTGGACGTATTCATTCACAATCTTCATTGCCTTGTGGATAGCCATTGTTTCAAGCAAGAGAAACTGCCCACCGCCCCATATTGCCACGCCTGTATGCGTTCCTGTGTCTATGCCGATATAAGCCTTTCCAATAATCTTAGCCATTGCCCTTTTTGATTTTGGTTACAAACTCGCCTGTCTTAATGTAACGTAGGCGCATCATAAACATCATCTTGTAGTAGTTTTCACGACCACAAACCTTGATTACATCCTTTTTGAGTTTACGAGGTAAACGGATTGATTTAATTGTTCTCATTTTGTTTTGTCTTTTTATATTCTTTCATTGCTGAATGTAGGCTGTTGGTGCTGTCAAGCAACGTAATGAGCTTATCAACATCAATCATCTTTTCACCGTCCAAATACGCCCACACATTACGCAGCGCATCCGCAATGGCTTTTGCCTGTTTCGCCTCCTTGAGGGAGCTTTGCACTTCCTTGTTGGTGGCAGTGGCACGACCATTGGCTTTTGCAGTTCTCAACGCTGTTTTCGCTGCTCTCACTTGGTCGCTCTCATGTGTGTAGCTGTTGCTTATCTCTCTTGCTGCCATTGCCGACAACTCGCCAGTGGCTATCTTGTCTTGCAAGTATTGGGGCAAGTCCAACAGCGAGAGGCACTTGCTGATAAATGCGGGCGATTTCTTGAACTTTTCGGCTATCTCAACTTGTGAGTAGCCAAATTCTTCTTTGAACCGCCTAAACATTATGGCACATTCCAATTCGGAGAAACGCTTACCCTCGTTGCGCATCATCTGCTCAATGTAGAGCTGTTCGGTTGTTGCGCCTTTCGGTGCTTTAAGTGCCTTGATGAATGGAATGTTTGCACCCTCCGATATTGCAAGCATTGTGGCACGGTATCGTCTTTCACCGTCCACCAGCTTGTATTTCTCCACGCCATCCTCTTTGTAGGGGATAACAGTAACAGGGTTAAGCACTCCATTTGCCTTTATCTGTTCTTTGAGTTCTTCCAAGTCAAAATCTCTACGCACATTGAAACCCTCCATTACGACAATGTTTCTTGGGTCTATCAGAAACAGGTCTGTGCGCTTTGTTGCGTTCACTTCCATATTAAGATTGTTTTTATTAGAATAAATATTGCGTTCTTTGTTCCCATTCAAGCCGTTTCATCGCCTTTTCAAAGTATTTGGGCAATATCTCACATCCTATAAACTTGCGTTTCTCCTTGTAACACGCAATGGCTGTTGAAAAACTGCCAGCATACGCATCAAACACCACATCACCCTCGTTGGAGTGCAACATCAACAGGTGGCGTAACAGATTGATTGGCTTTTCCGTTTCGTGTAGCCGGTTCTTTGCCTGTGGCGGTTGGTCGTGAAAGGTTTTCATTTGCAGTTCATAACCGAGGTTGTTGTACGTTACACCCTTGGAGCGCACATATACGATAAATTCAAGGTTATTGATGTAGCAGCCATTGCCCAACGGCATAGGGTTTGGTTTATCCCACACAAGCAAGGTTGCCACATACCCCTTGTTTTCCCACCATGTCATTATGCGCCCTATCTGTTTGTTGGAGCAAAACACGCAGATGTTCACACCCTTGCAAATCCGCTCAAACTCGCCAAACACCTTGTCATAGTCAATACCTTGCGACACGAAATAAAGCGAGCTGTTCTTGCGTGATTGGATTTGCTTTCTTGTGCAAAAGTCCCCATGTGAGCCTCCACCGTTCAAATCCAAGTCGTAGGGAATATCAGACAGTATGAAGTCCACGCTGTTGTCTGGCATATCTTTCATCACATCCATGCAATCGCAATTGTAGCAAGTGCAGTTCTTCAGTACCAGTGGCTCATTCATCATCATCAAAGTATTCTTCGTTTTCCTCAATGAAATTATCCATTGCATCATCGCACCAAGTACCCTCGCACAATCCATCCGCTCTATGGTCTATATCGCCATTGCGCCACGGACAGAACTTGCATATTTCTTCACCGAGTATATTTTTATATCCTTCTCTACTCATAGCATTATACTTTTGCAACTCACGCCTTGCCTTGCGTAAATCTTCCGCATCAAAAACATTTGCGCTCATAGTCAGTATCTGAAATCTGTAAAGTGGATTATCACTCCCTCAAACACGTTGCTCTTGCATCCGCACTTGCCAAAGAAGTAATCCACGAAATCATCAACACTCAATCCGTCATTGCTTGCCACATCCTCAACAGGCACACGCTTGTTGTCAATCCAGCACTGAGGCAGCGCATCATCAGACGAATATGTCATAGTTATGTATTGCAGTCCTATCTGGCTTAACTTCTTCAACTCTCGCTGTTCCGAGCGGTAAGGTCTTTCCGTCCATTCACGCACAGAAAGTATTTTCTTTCCGCTGTTCACTTCCTCACACCGCTTTGCCCACAATCCGCTTGCATCCACACGCACGGTATGTATTTTGTGGCTTGCGTAGAGCAAGTTTGCAAACATCGTAGGCTTTCCCTCTTTCTTGTGCTTTACGGGAAACACTCTGTTCAACATCAGTATTACATTCTTTTTCATGCTGTTTTAATTTTGGATAACCATTGTTCGTAAACTCTACTTGCGATTTGCGCAATCATTACAGGCGGTACGCTCATTCCACAAACGTAATATGGCTTTTGGTTGCCAAAATCGTAGTCTGTCGGGAAAGAGGACACCTTGCATACACTTTCGTTTGAAAGCCAGTTCATGCCCCAACTTGGCATAGGCGAAGCTTTTTGCCGATACCCGGCTAATATCGTGGGGTGTACCATATTCTTATCAACCAAGGCGCATTGTTGGTATTTCGTTTCCTCGCCATTCTTCAACCGCTTGTATTCGTCAATGTAGCAAGGTGTTGTTATCGGGTCGCCAAGTGTGAGGTGTGCATCCTCGCACGTTATAGGCTTTTCGTCAAAATTCAGATTGATTAAAGGGTATGTGTCAAACAATGTGTGTGCGGTCGGTACATACTGTATGAGGTCGTTTCTAAGGCATACAAAGAAAACACGTTCCCTGTGCTGTGGCACACCCATGTATTGCGCATCAAGCAAGAAATGCTGACAGGTATAACCCGCATCCTCAAACTCCATGTGAATACGTTGAACGTATTTCTTGGCAGCACCTTGGAGCAATCCTTTCACGTTTTCAGCGATAACAACCTTTGGGCGCAACTTGCGTACAACATCTATGAAATCGAAGAATAGCGTATCAAGCACTTGCTCTGCCTGTCCCTCTCTGAAACGCTTTTCCTTACCCCATGTTTCCTGTCGTGTCCTTGCCATTGCGATTGTGAACGTGGAGCAAGGAGGCGAGCCGTCCAGAATGTCAAGGTTGTACAACGCATCAGGAAATGCAGTTCTTTCCTTGAATGTCTGTATAGGTTCAAGAAAGGCATATCGTGGGTGGTGGTTTCTCTCGTACAAGTCCATAACACGCTTATCTATTTCGTTGCATCCAACCACATCAAAGCCAGCTAATTTGTACCCCATAGAACTACCCCCCCCCACAAGCAAAACAACTGAACACCTTGCCTTTGTCTTTCGTAAAGTTGGCGTTTTTCAGCGTCCAATCGTAATTGAATTTATGTTCCGTCTGTTCTAACATTGTTCATCAAACACACTTAATAAGTAAATAAAAAACGCTACTTGCGCCTACTTCCACCGTGCAACTCTATCACGTTGAAACTCTTGAAACGGTCAATCAGTCGTTTCTCAAAGCGTTCTTTCAGCTCTCGCACCGTCAGATTGCTTGTTATGTGATAGCGTTTGCCGTACTGTTGGTATATCTCGTAGCGAGCAAACAGAAATTCATCGGTTATCTGTGTTAGCAGCGTACCGAAACTCTTTTGCTTTTCGGTAGCCAATCCCAAGTCATTAAGACATACACCGAATGGAGCAACACCATCATAAGCCTCCTGTGTGCTTGCGCCTTTCAGCTCATTGTATGTGTATTTGTCTATATGCCCATATACCTTGTGGTAGTTCATTAGTTGGGTCATGCTGATATTGCGAAAATAGTTCTCGTTGTTTGTCGCTCTAAGGTAGTCCGAAAAGATTTGCATTATCATGGTCTTGCCTGTGCCGGGTTCACCTATAAGCAATATATTTTTGTGGAGCTTGTAATCTTCATCGGGGAACACGTTTTCAGCCAGAATGCAGTTGTTGAAATAGTAGGTCAAGAAACGCAACACCTTAGAGTTGTGTTCATCAACAATGAAATCTGAAAACTCACGCAGCATATAGTTCTTGCCAATGCTGACAATCAGATTAACGTGTTGTGCGTATTCGTAAGGGTCTGTAAGGTCATATCTAAAACCTTTCAGAGTAGCCCTCCTGTGTTGTGCTATCAGAGCCTCCGACCGCTGTTTGGTCAAGTGGTAACGCTCCGCTTGCATATCTCGTATTATTTTCAATGCCTCTTCCTGTGTTTTGGGCAATTGAATTGGTTTGCCGTTGAGTTCCATGTCTTAAATATTCTTCGTTGTACTTATCCACTACCCAATTGAGGATAGCCTTGTAATCACTTTTGTACCGCTTGCCTTTTGAGCCTTTATAGTTGTCAAGCATTTCAATCATCCGCTTTGCGCCATCTTCCGTGTGTTCCGCACAGAGCTTGGCATATTCATCACGGGTAAGTGTAACACATTCGGCATAGTGGTACTTTCTCTTTTTCTCAATCAGTTGCTTTTGCTTTTCTGTGAGTGGTGGCGGTACATCATCGCTGCCTGTATCGTTGGAGAATAGCAAAGGCTGTTCTTGCTGTGTATGCTTGGGTGGCGGTTCTTTTGGGGTTGGTGGCACAACATCGTTTTCTTTCTCTGTGAACGGTGCTTTGTCATTTTCAGTCAGCCGTTGTTTCATTGCATCACCGCCTTTCTTGCCAGCATTGCGCCTTTTCTCGCTTATATCAGCCTGTTTAACCATGTCGGCAGAATAGTACACGCCTTTGTGGTTTAACGACAGCACACCGCAATCTATGAGTTCCTGTAATGGTTCATCGTCTGTAAGACCCAACAACACTACCAACTCATTTAATGTGTATGGTGTGTTGTTAGGCTTTACAAGCATACCACGTTGGGAACTTTCCCACATATAGCAGAGCATTGTTACCCACACACCCTTTGCCATGAGCGAAAGGGTATTGATACGAGGGTCTGACAACCACACCCTCGTATCAAAAGGCATAAGTGAGTATTTCCGCTTGTCTGCCATACGCTAAGTGTTATGCTTCCATGATTGCAATGTCGGGCGCAATCTTACGAATTTTAGCCAGCACATCATCAATGCAACGGTCACGGTATTCATCTGCCACTTCCTTTGCACCAGGCGATACAAGCTGTAAGAACACATCACCGTCTGTAAGGTAATGGTCAAACTCCACCTCAATAGGCGTTTTCTCCGTACCCTTGAAAATGGAGAGGTTCACCGTGAAACTCTTGGGCAGATTGCTTTCCACCTGTGTACGGTACACATCGGCACGACTTCCAGACGGGTCACGCTGCTTCTCAATCTCCGACTTCGCATTTGCAGTGAAGTTCTTGAGGGCAGATACAAGTTTCATGTTCTCGCTCTTGTCAGTGAATACGGCACGGTTAAGGCGCAAGAACTGACCCAACTTTGCGGGAATCCAACCCATCTTTTCATCGTTGATGTGGAATTTCTCAAAGATTTCCGAATAGGCAGCCTTGCCTACAAACGTGGACTTAGTGTAGTAATCGCTTTCGTTGATTGTGAGCGTGATTGTCATTTCCTCACGGTTCACTACGATATTGGCTTTCTTCTGTTCGATAGTGTCAATTCGCTTTGTGAGCCAGTCAAGAGGCGTGGAGAGTACGCCTGTCACGTTGATACTTTGGGGTTCTTTCAACTCCAACTGCTGAACTTTGGGTGCAACACCCTCACGCAGTATTACTTCGATAGGCTTTTCGCCTGTGTAGTTGCCGATATTAACGGCAATCTTTTCATTGTTTTGCTCCATTGTTTTGTTGTTTTACTTGGTGAATAACTTAATCTTCTGTCCCTGTTCTACGCACGAATTGCATAACGGTACGCTGTCTTTCTTCGGGGGTAATCGGTCTTTCCTCCAACTTGTAACCCTCTGGCGAATAAAATGCAGTCTTTCCCTCGTCCACATCTACGAACTTGAAACAATCGCCCTTTACATACTCGCCTCTTGCTTTGAGTTCATCAAGGATTAAGCCTCGTCTTTCAAGCAACGGCTTTATGCGTCCCTTGTAGTCGGCTCTGATTTCAGCGAGTTTATCTTCAAGCTCTGCCACTTGGATAGACACGTTTTCAAGTTCTTCACGCCTTGCGTTCACTTCGTGCTGTTCAAACTTGCGTGTGTAGCTACGTTCCACAATTTGGTCGCAGTTGTCACGCAATAGCTGTTCCCTTTTCTCTACGGGTTCATCAGCAAACATTAAATCTTGCATAACTTATCTTGTTTTGGTCAAACTTACTTCAAGCGTTCACCCACAGAGAAATTGAAAGCTATTGCCTCCGCCCACAGCTCCAAGAACTGTTTGCCAAAGTATTCAGCCTTTTCTTCTGTGTCAAGGCACAAGCGGAAGCCACTGTACGCACCCGAGCGCGAGGAACGACCATTCGCACCCAGATAACCGAAACCCGCAGCCGCACCACCATACGCATCAGCAGACAAGAGGCAACCCCTTTCTTTATCGCTCATACCGTCAATCTCACTTTGGTTGTAAAGTGCAAACCAAGGATACCAGTAAATGCGATTTCCATCGGGGTCGGGATATACCTTAACCTCACCACCCCAAAGAGCCTTGCAAATCAGCTCCAATTTCATTTGGGCGATTATGTGCTTTGGCACACCAACCTTTTTAAGCGTTTCTTCATCTACGCTTTCGCCCAAAGCCTTGCAAGCATCCTCATAGGTTCGGATAGTCTTGTAATCTTTAAAGCTTGGCTTGTTATCGTCTGTCGGCTCTATCTTGCCAAACAGAGCCACAAGCACTTTCTTAGTGCTTTCGTCTGCCACTTCAAAGGCAGCTTTAAGGTTGCTTTCGCTCACCTCAATCTTTTTGCTTTCGTTGTTCATCGCTTAATCTTTTAAGTTTCTGAATGTTCTTTTTTGTTATTCTCATTGCGTTGTACACCCTTGTACTTGTGTCCTTGGGCAACAACTCTAAAATCATTGGAATGTGCCTTACCAAGTCAGCAACCACGTTGTTAGGTACTTGTATCATCGCTTGTTCTCCAATATTTATCGGGGTCGGGTATTTCAATTCCAAGGTATTCACGCCCATACTCACGCAGTTTCTCGCAATAGGTGGAGAATGTCAGCGTGTCCATTGTTGCAGTTGATGTCGGAAACTCCACAATCTCGCCCGTGTGCCTGTTTACCACACTGTCCTTGGCAAGCATATTCTTGAAGTATTCGTGTACTTGCTCAACACTCACGAACTCCCAACCAGCCTCCAAGAGTGCATCAAGCAGCATGGGGTATATGCAACCCCACAGCCATCCGTTTTGGTCGTTTGAGCGTGGCTTGCGCATCCGCTTAACCTCAATCCTATACATTCCGTCACACACTTGCCTAAACCATTCGTAGAGCGGTTGCAACGTGAACAATCCTTTTCGTTTTTCAACCAAGACCTTTGCCATATCAGAACTTTGTAATGTCAATATCCATATTTGGAGTGGCAGCATACACGGCTTTGCCTGTCTGCCTTTCGATTTCAGATACAAATTTCAACCTGTCGCTGTTGTGGTCTGACAAGTGCAAAAGCACTATGTTGTAAACATTGGCAAGGTCTAATTCAGAGAGTACCGACTTGCACGTTTGCAGTTCCATGTGCGAGTTTGGCAAGCGGTCTATTTGGCTTTTGGGCGTTACTCCAGCATTGACAGCCTCAATGAGTTTTGACATTGAATAGTTGCACTCAATCAGAATGTGGTTAAGCCGTGGAAACAGGCTAAGACATTCGCAACTGTCAGTGAGAAACATTATACGCCCACATTCGGGGTGTTCTATGAGGTAGCCGACACAAGGCACATCGTGGCAAGCGTTGAACGGCAACACCTTGAACCGCCCAAGTTTGTAGCCGTGTTTTGGAACAATGGCAACAGAGCGTGAACCCCATACACCTTTGTTTTCCCAAACATCAGCCAAAGCCAACGTGTGAAAGCCATTATCCACCATTGCCTTTATATACTTGGCGTGGTCGTTGTGCCTGTGGGTTATAAGACAGCCGACAACCTTTCGGAGATTGTACCCCAAAGCCTTTTTCACTTCTTGGAAACGGACACCAGCCTCTATTATCAAAGCCTCCTTGCCGTTGTCAAAAATGTAGCAATTGCCGTTACTGCTTGAACCTAACACTTTCAACTCCATACTTCATTGGTTAATCAAAAGCCGGGGTCTGGCTCCTTTTCCTCTGTGTTATCTTCGATTTGTGGAGCATTGCCAACTTCTTCATATTCCACGTTTGCATCATCTACTACCTCTATTGCCTGTGCATCGACTACAATGACTTGCTTTTCGTCTGTGTCGCTCTGTGCATCCGTAGCTATGCCCTCTTGTAATGATACTGTCAGATAGCCATACTTGCCCAACAGGTTGCGTAGCACGGTCTTGATAGCCATTGCGTGAAAGTTACCTTGCCAGCCTACTTGTGTACTGTCGGCATTGACAGGCAGCTTGGCGAGATTGAGCAATGTTTCTATCGTAACACTTCTGTTGAAAGCAATAGCCTTGGAGTAACGCTTGGCGTGTGCCGCCATATCCTCAACCGACATATAGATTGCCTTGTGGTAGCCATCCACCAACTGAATGTAGGCGAAATAGCCAACGACCTTTTCTGAAACTTTGCGCCCCTCAACATCAATTTCGCCTGTCAGCTTTGACACTCGCTGTAACTCGCCCTCGTACACCACATCAGCGTTAATGATAGCATACTTGCCTGTACGCATTGCAAGCTGATACAAGCCTTTGTAGCCAATCTGAAAAACAGGCTCATACTTCTTTACCTTGTTTCCTTCTGCATCCGTTACCGTGTTGTAGAACGGAATGATGAAAGCCTGTCCCAATGCCTTGTTGATAGGCAAGTGCAATACTGCTGCTTTCAGAGCCTCTTTCACCACTTGGTTAGGGTCGCACAATTGCAGTTTGCTGTCAGAACTGTACAAGTCTATCAGCGAAGCCACGAATGTAGATGCGTTCTTGCTAAGTGCGTTCTTGAATTGCGCCATCACGGAATCAGCGTTAAGCACTCTTTTCAGCGTGTCTAAGTTCTTCGCTTGTGGCTTTTGTGCAACAGCACCGCTTTGTTGCGGTTGCTGTGCTGTCATTTGTCTTTGTCCTTCCATATCGTATTATGCTTTAATGGTAAGTTGTTTGTCGTTGCTCACTTTCAAGTTCACGATTTGTGAGATTGTTGGGATTATCTGGTTAAAGCTCTCCCTATTGTCTATGAATATGGGTGCTGATATGCCTTTTGTGGCACATATAGCGTTGATAATATCCAAGCCAGCGTTTACCTTGCCACAGGCATTGACATCAGCATAAGGCACACCGTTCACCATGCAATAGCAAGTTACTTTCTCGCCTCCGTTCTTCTGTTCCTTAACGAATGAGAACGAAACGACATTGAACAAGCCGTTAATGCGTTGCATGAGAACCTCATCTTTGGCTTTCTGAAAGCGCAAATACACATCTTCCCATTTCTCCAAGTCTGCCTTGGCTTGATTGTTGGCTATGCGCTTTTCTTCAAGGTCGGCAATTTCCTTGTTTACTCGCTCAATCATAGCACGTTTGCCAAGTCGCTTGTTTATTTCGGCAATGGCAGCGTTGCGGTCGGCTTTCTCGCTTTGCAGTTCCGACACATCGGCTTGAGGCACCTCAACTTGCAACTGATTGGCGATTTCTGCTATGTCGTTGCGTAACCCTATGCACTCTTTATCATTGGCAATAGCCTCGTCAGCGTTGCCAGCAACAGGGATGTTGTTTTTCTTGATTGTGATATTGCCCTTTATTTCAAGTGCATCATCTTCAAGTTTGGAAATAAGACATGTTAGTTTGGTCTGCTGCTCCACGGCTTTGTCGTATTCGGCTTTGTATTGCTTACCCTTGGTCTGAATATCTTTCTGTCGCTTGGATTTGCTTTGCTCAAAGTTACCACGCAACTTTGCAATGGCATTTTCCAAGTTCTCGCCCTTGTAAGGCTCGCCACAAGTCGGACACACAAGCACATCACCGCTCGGCTCTGGGAACTGCTCTTTTGCAACAGCCTTGAACTGCTCACGCATTTCTACCAGTTTGCCGTTGAGTTCATCAATCTTGCCGTCCACGTTCATTTTGTCGTTGCGGTAGCTATCCAAGTTCTTCTGATTGATTGACAACTCGTTTTCCATTTGCTGAATATCGGAAAGTGCCTTGTTGTGCGCTGCGTTGGTTTCCATGCGGATAGTATTCTCACGGTCTTGCAGTTTTATACGCTTGTCAGCCTGTTGTTTCATAAGTGCCATCTTGCGCTTATATGCCTCATCGTTCAGAGCAGATTTGTCGGCAATCTGTGCGTCAATCTCCTTAACACGGTCTTGCACTTCTTTCAACTGCTTTTCAAGCACCGCCCATTCCTCACTTTCTGGCATAAGTTTCTGTGCCGTTTCGATACTTGCGGGAATGGTGGCAAGTGCATCATTGCAAGCCTTTTTCTTAGCCGCAATCTCTCTTGCCCACTTTGCGAGGCTTGTGCCGTTAATTTGGTCAAGCAATGCAAGAAAATCGGGGTCGGTAGCCGCCACTTCTTCATCATCAATGTTGCCAACCATTTCAAGCAACATATCTTTTTGCGTTTCCGCACTCAATGATGTAAAGTAGTAAGGGTTGGTTATCATGCGGAACACATCTTCGGGTATAATCTCCGATATTTCAGCTTGATACTCTTTCTTCGTGCCTGTGCGCACATCATTGATGAAATACTGTGTTTCGTCTTTCATCACTTCATCGGTTGTGCCGTTCACTTTCTGCCACTTCTCAACCAGTGAGCGTTGCAGTTTGATTTCCTTTCCGTCCACTTCAAGCACGGCAGTAACTGAATGTTCCAAACGGTAGATTGGCTTTCCATCCTCGCCTGTGGTCTTTACGTTAAAGCCGTTAGCACCGTCACTTCTGCCTGTGCTGTCCTTGCCGAACAACAGCCACAAATACGCATCATAGAGCGTTGTCTTGCCTGTGCCGTTATCTCCGCATACGGTTGTAATGCCGTCATTGAAAGCAATGCTAAAATCACGGACACCCTTAAAGTTCACAAGGGCAAGCGATTTCAAAATTATCTTTTTCATTGTACGCCAAATTTGATGTTGTTACTTTCGATATACTTTTCTCTGATTGTCCGTGCGTCATTCAGCACCGATTGCACATTCTCCACATAGCGAATATCAATCAGTGGAATGTTGTTGTAGCAAATATAGAGTTGGTTCTGAAACTCCATTACTTGCACAACTTTCAAGGACTCGCTTTGCATCACCGCTTTCTGCTGTTCGGCTTTGCGCTCCTTTCTGCCTTTCAGATAGGCAGAAATAAATTCGCTAATCTTCTTCATAGTTCTTTTATCTGTTAATGATTGTCTTTAGTGTTTCCGCATTGTTGAGCGATTGCAACTCTGCCATTGAATAGAAACGCTTTGAGTTGGGGGCAGCACCGTTACGTTGTGGAGTTATAAGACCTTGCTCAACCCACCGCCTCACTCGCATTTCCTGAAACAGGCGATATGCCTCACGCTGCGAAACCAAGTCTTTGCTTGGTGCGTTGCTCTGTACTATCGTGGCAGCACCCAAAGCCGCCATTTCCTTACAGATGTTTTTCAATTCGTACAACTCCATCGTAATAGCCATATCATGCCCTCCTTTTACGCTTGAAATAATCTCTTACGCTTTCGGTGCAATACTCTTTCTCCACATAACAAAGCCAAGCAAATGCCCAACCAGCAAGGGCGAAAATGATGTGTCCCCAATTTAGAAACATGGTAATCGTGCAACACAGGGCGATTGCACCCCAAACACACATACCGATAAAGTTTACCAAAGTGTCCCTTTTCATTGTCGTGTACTTTTAAGAGTTGAACAATTCTTTTGCACTAACGCCAAGGTGTTTAGCGATAATGTCAGTTCTCAATTCGTCTGGCTTCTGTGTTCCAGCAAGCCAACACCTTACAGTCGTAGGATGTACCTTTGCCACTGCTGCTATGTCGTTCACCCATGCCGTTTTTGGTGCTTGTGGGCGTTCCGTTGGCAGTGCATCGTACATTTGCCGAAAGACAGATTTCTTCTTATACTTCATTTTCTAACTGATTTAGTGTGTTTTACAGACATAATTTTATATCTTTGCAACACTATTAAACTTGTTGTGGTGCAAAGGTAAACAATTTACCTAAACCAACAAAATAATTTAGGCAAAAAGTTTATGGTGAGTACAAAATAAATTTCGTAATATTTAGAAAGTTGCTGATAATGAACAAATTAGACAGATATAAAATTTTGATACGCCACCTAACAAAATCGGGGATTGTGGCAAGTCAGAGGGAATTAGGGCAGAAAATGGGGTATAATAACCCCTCGGCTTTCTCGCAAGTAATCAACGGAAAGACCCAAGAGCCTAAACTGTTTACCCAAAAACTCAAAGATATTGTACCAAACTTAAATCTTGAATGGTTGGAAAATGGCACAGGCTCTATGCTTGGAGATGGGGAAGAAGAAACACAGCAGACTGCAAACGAGGAAAGCGCACATCATATTTCGGCAGAGGATAAAACTTTTTCCACTATGCTTGTGGATATGATGAATACAAAGCAAATTGCGCCTTATGGATTGCTTGAAGAAAAAGACAGGGAAATTGCCGAACTCAACCGCCAAATAGGGAAGTTGGAGGCTTTGTTGGAGGTTGCCAAAAAGGGAACTGCCCAACAGGTAGGCAATGCTGCGGTTGCAGATGTCGGATAACTATATTTGGCAAGTTCCCCAAGTATTGAAAAACAAAAACAGAAAAATATGAAAGAATACTATCGAATGGTGATTGAACTTTGCAAGCAGAGTATCGCCATACACCAAGTAAATCCCGAAAGGAGCTTAGAGGTGCTGACAGAGTTAGAAAAGGCTATCACAACAGCAAAGATTAAAGGTTTGCCCTGTGATGAACTGCAAGAGCTGAAAGCCGATGTTGAACAACTTAGAGGAATGAGCGCATGAAACAAGTTATGTGTCTATTCATACTTGCTTGTGTGTGCGCCTGTCAAAAACCATACGAGAAAGCCATTGATGAATATGTCAATGCCAATTTCAACGACCCCTCAAGTTATGAATGTGTAGAACTTGGAAAGCCACAAGAATTGACAACTATTCGCTATGCAATGGAGCAAGTAAAGACAAAGGCGAAAGCAGAGGGTTGGTCGGCAGACTCTCTTTTCAAAAAGACAACAGAACTACGACCATATCTAAAAGAACATGGTAATAATCCTGATGAAGTATTATTAAGATATTGTGAACACACTTACAGAGCGACTAATGCTTTCGGAGCAAAAGTTCTTCACAAAGAAAAGTGGTACTTCAACGAGGATTACACGAAAGTTACAAATATTGATAAAGAATGAATACACCAGTAAGCAAACAGATAATGGAACGCTTTTATTGCGCTCTTGATGCGATAATAGCGATGAAAAAGATACGAGGTGTAAATACCTATTGCCGCCTGTATGAGATTGACAGGCGCAACCTCATAGCCAACCGCAAGGACTTGGATAGAGGATGGTTTCAAGTTTCGTGGATGTACCCAATGGTAAAGGACTTTGGAGTAAATGCCAAATGGCTAATGTTGGGTGCCGGAAAGATGTTTGAAGAATGATAGCCGTACTTGTGATTATCTTTTTCGTTGGTCTGCTTTGGGCGTATGGTAAGCGACAGACTGCAAACAATGGTATCTACCAACCAACAGGACAGCCAACAAAGAGAAAGCGGAAACGCAAACCAAAGGTGCAATCATGGGAGAAACAGCAAAAGAAAGTTTGGAAAGCCAAAGCACGGTCGGCTATGTTCAAGGCAAGCTATGTTTTGCTATCCAAAGAAGAAGCGAATGACTTGTTTACATATAACCATTCAGCAGATGAAATGAAGTTGCTTGATGTCATTCTTGATGCAACACTTGACGGAAAGGATTATGTTCAAATAGACCGCCCACTATACGAGCGCATGAAATCCGAGAAAGACTTGAAAAGGCAAATGGATAAAGAAAAAGAGTGTCAGAAATAGGCACTCTTTTTTCGTTTCTTCAAAAAATCCAAGTTAGCGTGTTCTTTCCCCCATACCCCCTATTTCATATACTTATACTTAATAAGATATTATATATAGAGTGTATATATACGCGCGTGTGCGCATTATGCGCGTGCGCGAGGGAATTTTGCCTAAGCAAAACGGCATACTTAAAGTGTTGAATATCAAGCAAGTATAATTTTTGCTTAGGCAAAATATAGTTTGCTTAGGCAAAAATTACAATGTGTTGATTATCAATAGTTTAGTTATTTTGCCTAAGCAAATTGCCTAAGCAAAATCAAGACTATAAATTTTGCCTAAGCAAAATGGCATACTTAAAGTGTTGAATATCAAGCAAGTATAATTTTTGCTTAGGCAAAACCG